GCGCAGGGCGTCATAGCGTTCGACGTTGGCCTTCGGTTCCTGGTTGAGAGACAGGGCCTGTGGCGCCCGAATGGCTGGAGGGGTCACCGGCTTTCCGTCCGTCAGCCGGTGCAGCAGGTTGAGGACAGGGCATCGAGCTCACCGCCAATCACCTGCGGCTGGAGTTTGCGGTCGAATGCGCCGGGGCGGGCGCGGCCGGGGATGTGCCCGCCTATGGCGCCTTGCTGCGGGCCTGCGGGCTCTCGGAAACGGTGACCGCTGGCGTGTCGGTCGCCTATCAGCCGGTCTCGGAAGGCGAGGAAAGCCTGTCGCTCTATTTCAACCAGGACGGCGTGCGCCATGTGGCGCTTGGCTGCCGGGGCACCTTCCAGCTGGAATTCGCGCCCAAACAGATCCCGCGCTTCCGGTTTTCCTTTTGGGGTCTTCTGGGCACGGTCAGTGACGAAGCCTTGCCGGCCGCCATCCTGTCAGCGTTCCAAGCCCCCCGGCCGGTGTCCAGTGCGATGACCAGCCTGTCGCTGTTCGGCGCCAGCCGGATCGCCGAGAGCCTTGCCGTCGATCTCGGGGTGGAGATCGTGCCGCGCTTTCTGATCGGCGATGAACGGATCCAGCTGACCGGCCGGCAGGTGACCGGAACTGCGGTCCTCGAAGCCAAGGCCATGGCGGCGGCCGACTGGTTCGACGCCGCGCTTGCCAAGACCACCGGGGCCTTGAGCCTCATTCATGGCACGGCGGCGGGCCATACGGTGGAGCTGACCGCGCCAAAAGTGCAGATCGGCCGCCCCTCCCAGGGCGAAACCGACCGGATCGTCAATTACTCGGTGCCGCTGATGTTCCTCGCCGACACCGGCGACGACGAACTCGTGCTGACCATCCGCTGAGATCAAGGAGAGCCTCATGCAGTTCCGCCTGTGCGAACCCTTCGAATTCTGGTGGCCGGTGCGCGTGACCCTTCCCGATCCGGACCGGCCGGGCAGCGTCCTCAGCCAGACCTTCGAGGCCAAGTTCCTGATGGTGGGCAAGGACCGGCTGGCGGAGCTGGAAGCCCACGGGGAAGCCGCGCTTCTCTCTGAAATCCTGCGCGACTGGCGCGGGGTGACCGGGGCAGGGGGATCCGAGATCCCGTTCGGGCCTGATGCCTTGGAGCAATGCCTGCCCTTTGCCCATTTCCGCGTCGGCGTCTACCGGGCTTACCTCACCGCGCTCAACGGCCAGGCCGCGGCAAAAAACGGATAGAGGCCGCCCGGGCCTGGGCCTATGCCCGGCGCGGCCTGACCGATCCTGCGCGAAGCGCCCGGATGGATGCGGACACCGCTGCCGACTTCGCCGCGCTGGGGCTCCCTATCCCGGACAGTTTTCCGACAGATCCCGACCCCTTTGACGTGATGCAGGCCAACTGGCGCGCGGTGACGGCCTTTCTGGCACTGGAAACCCAGTGGCGGGTGGCCACAGGGCCAACGGGCTTGATCTGGTGCGGACTGGATTATGCCGCGGCGGCCGCCGCGGTCCGGGGCAGGACCCTGCGGGCGTGGCAGCGGCTGTTGGCGGACCTCAGGGTGATGGAAGCCGCGGCGCTGGAGGTGTTGAACGGGTGAGGGGGCTTTATTCAGCCGATGCTGGGTTGGTAGCGAACCAATACTATTGCTCCGACAAAGTGCCCAGTGGCCGGAGTAGACGATTAGCGTCCGCATGGCTCATTGCTCTGCTCGGCTGAGGATCCCATGGAAGACGGTGAACCGGTTGGTGCGGCTGCATTTAAAGCAGAACAGCAGCTCTCCCTCTATAAGCCGCGATACGTTCAATACCTTGAACGGTTTGGTCCCGATGTTGATGGTGGAGGCGGAGCTGACCAGCGTGCGAAGATAACTTGATAAATGCAACCATTTGTAAATATACTGTAGTGGGAACAATTCAGCCGCACAGGGAGGTCGAATATGGTAGTGGCTGAGGTTGTGAAAAGCGGTCCGGAGACAAGCATATCTATGCTTGATGGATACGTCGACACTCTACTCTATCGGATGCATCTTACAAAAGGTGCTAGATATCAGGCCGCGAGAAGACACCAAAGGCGCGCAATCGCGTCTATATGGTCTATAATTGCCCTGTCTATGTACGTTTTCACTGCAAGCACAGTGCTCGCGATTTACGACTTGAGCGCTTTTGGAAGTCTCGAACAACACCTCATAATTGCAAACATGGTAATGTCTGCATTCATCATTGCATTTTCGGTGCTTGAGCAGGGTAAGAAGCATGACCTCAAAGCGGAGCTGTTTTTGCGATGCGCTCAGGGAATACAAAGATTACGAGACGAATTAGAGTTTGATAGGCGCATTAATGGCCTCTCTCAGGACGATGTCGCAGCCGCAGTCAAAAGTTATAACGATTTGGTTCATGATTTCTCAGATAATCACTCAGAGACTGACTACCGAACGTTCCGAATAAATATCGGAAAGCATCAGGGCGAATTTTTCTATTCAATTTATCAGCCGTTGAAATACTGGTTTGATTGTTGGTCAATTATGTTGATATCGATATTTGTTCCGCCCATGGCGCTTTTGTTATTGTATTGGATTGCGAAATAAATTTGAGATGAGTTTCCAATTTAGGAGGGGTGACTCTCTGCCGATAACAGATTGGTCCAGATCGGGATCTTTGCGTAGTTGGTGGTAATTAGCTGAAATCAAATATGCTGTTTCTGTAAGTTGTAGAATTAGAAGAACGTATTTGGAGAGGCGCAATATTAACTCTTAGCTACAGTAACGTGAGACCCAATTTCCAGTGAGCGCATGCTCTAAATTCGCTCAGTCTCGTCTCGGTTCTCTGCTTCTTGCGCCCCGCGCTTGCCTCTAATGCTGGCGTTTGCGCGACTGACCGCATTGCCCATACGTCCGACCTTATAATTGAGTGCAGCATATTCACACTTCCCGCCCAATCCAGTTTTGCCATTGTAACCCACGCCCCCGCCCGGATGTTCTGACCCTCGCCCGCGCGCGAAGCTTGGGCCATGACCTTGAACCTGCAAATGCTGGCCCGGCTGGACGCCTCGGGCGTGGAAAGCGGCGCCCGCGACGCAAAGCAGGCGCTTGCCGGGATCGGCACGAGCGCCAGGGCCACCTCCACCGAGATGACCGGCTTGTCAGCCGCAGCCAAGGCCTCGCTCCAAGCGGCGCGGGGGCAGGGCACGGCGTTCCAGGCGTCGGGACAGCAGGCCGCCGGGGCCACACGGCTCGCGGCCACGGAAGTCAACATGCTGGCCGAGCAGATTTCCGATGGCGCGATCCAGGTGGCGGGCGGTCAGTCGCTGTTCACCGCAATCCGGCAGCAGGGCAGCCAGGTGCAGTTCCTGCTGGGCTCCAAGGGTGTCAACACGATCGGCGGGTCCTTGGGGCTTCTCAAACAGGGTTTGATCGGCTTTTTAAACCCGCTCAATCTGGCGCTGGTGGGCTTGGCCGGAGGGGCGGCGGCGGCCTCCGCGCTTTACCGGGCAATTGCCAGCGACACCAGCGCGACACAGGCGCTGGAACACCAGGACCAACTGATCGGCCAGCTCGCCGAGCGTTACGGGGAAGTCGAGGCGGCGCTGGACCGGCTGCAAAGCCGCCCAAGCGCGGCGATCCTGGCGCTCGACACGGACGCGCTGGAAAGCCAGCGGGAGACCCTCCGGTCGCTGATCGCCGACATCGAACAAGATGTGCAGCGCAGCCTGCGGATCGAGGCCAATGCCTTGAGCGCCCTGGCCGAGCCCTTGACCGAGGACGCGGCCCTGTTCCGGGCGTTTCAAGGCGAACTGCGGGCGACCGCCGAGACCTTCTCGCTGGCGGAGGCGGAAGCCGACCAGCTCATCGGCCGGTTGCTGGAACTCGCCCGGACGGCACCGGATACGACGTCCGAGCGGGCGATCCGCGCCTTGATTACGGAAGCCCGGGCGGCCGACACCGGGCTTCTGGCGCTGGTCGGCCGGTTGGGCGAGGTCGAGGCGGCGCTTTATGGGGTGGGCTCTGCCGCCGACAGTCTCGGCCGGATCGATGGAGCCGCCAATTCCCGGATCGCTCAAGCCTTCGGGATTTTCGAGGAGAGAACCGCGCGGGACCGTCTGCGGTCGCAATTTCCCAAATCCCGGACCGGGGGACCAGCGCGACAGGCCGAGCCCGACCGGATCGGGGACTATCTCACCACCCAGGACCAGAGTTTGGAGCGGCTGCGGCTGGAGATTTCCCTGGTCGGCCAGTCCGAGGCGGCGCGGCGGCGGGCCTTGGGGGCCCTGGAAGCGGAGATCGCGATCAGGGAGCTTGGGGCGCAGGCCTCGGAGACCGGCGCGGCTACCTTGCGCGACAACGCCCGCGCCATCGCCGAAGAGACGCTGGCGCTGGAAGAACTGGAAACCGCCTGGGGCGCGGTGCAGCGGACCGGGGAGGCGGCGATCCGCTCGCTGACCACAAAGCTGGCCGACGGAGATCTGACCGGTGCGCTGCGGTCGGTGATCCAGGAGGTCTCGCAACTGGGGCTCCAGCTTGCCGCGATCAATCCGCTGACCAATGCGCTGTTCGGAACGGCCAGGCCGACGCTTCGTGCCGCGGGCGGGATTTTGGGCGGTTTTCTTGGGTCGTTCGACCGCGGCGGGCCGACCGGGGCCGGGGCCGATAGCGAGGTCGCCGGTCTGGTGCACCGGAACGAATATGTCTTCGACGCCCGGTCGACCGCGCGGATCGGTGTTCCCGCCCTGGAGGCTTTGAGGCATTCCGCCCTGCGCGGGTACCAGACCGGCGGCCTGGTCACCACCTCGGCTTTTCCAGCTCCAAGACCGATGCCTGTGCGTGCAGCTGCGCCCGCGCCGGACCCGGTCGAGCTGAGCCGGGAGACGGTGGTCGTGAACATCACCACGCCGGACATCCAGAGCTTCCGGGCGTCCCGTGCGCAGATCGCGGGGGAGTTCGCCCGGCTGGCGGTAAGGGGGCAAAGAAATGCATGAGGGTCCTAAATGACCGATTTCGACGAGGTGCGGTTTCCCGATGTGGTGGCGCGCGGCGCGCTTGGCGGGCCGGAACGGCGCACAGAGATCGTGGAGCTGACGTCCGGTTTCGAGGAGCGCAACACGCCCTGGGCGGACAGCCGGCGCAAATACGATGTGGGCTCGGGCATCCGCCATCCCGATCACCTTTCCGAGGTGATCGCGTTCTTCGAGGCCCGGTCCGGCCGGTTGCGGGGGTTCCGGTTCAAGGACTGGGCGGACTTCACATCGTCCCGGCCGTCGGCGCCGGTCACGCCGTTCGATCAGGTGCTGGGCGCGGCGGACGGGAGCCAGACCTCCTTCCAGCTCATCAAGGCCTATTCCTCCGGCAGCCGCAGCTGGATCCGGCGGATTGCCAAGCCGGTGGCGGGCACGGTCCTGATCGCCGTGGACGGCGCGGTCCAGGCCTCCGGCTGGTCGGTGGATCCGGCAAACGGCATCGTGACCTTCGATGCGGCCCCGGCCATGCGGCGGCCCTGTCGGCGCAGATCGGCCGGTTCAAGGGCCATAGTCGAAAAGCCGGTGACCTATGGCACGCGCACGATTGTCATTCCGGCGCGGCCCTATCTCGGGTTTTCAGATGCGGACCGGGCGGAGATCCTGGCGCTGGCCGAGGCGCATTTCGAGGCCGCGGCCGGGGAGGGCAGGGCATGAGCCTGGTCGAGGTGATCATCGGCCGGCTGGACGATGCCGGAACGCCGTTCCGGGTGGTGGGCGGTGCGGCGGGGCTGGCGGTCCTGGAACAGCGCCGCACCCGGACCCCGGCCGCCTTTGTCATGGTGGCCGAGGAGGCGAGCGGGGCGAACGAGCGCATGACCGGCCCGGTGCTGCAGCGGCTCGAGACCGACATTGCCGTGGTGCTGGTTCTCGAAAATCTCGGCGATCCGCGGGGCGGGACGGCGGCGGACGACATCGAGGCGCTCAAGGCGTTCGTCCGGGCCAGGCTGATCGGCTTCCGGCCGGACAGTGCGGCGGAACCGATGGAGCATGTCTCCGGGGAACTCTTGAAGGTGCGCGGCGGGGCGGTCTGGGCCGAGGAACGGTTTTCCTGCGCCCGCTTTCTGGAGGAACAGCCATGAACGCGATCACACCAAGGCAGGGCGGGCGATACATTCGCGACCCGGAGACGGGGGACGAGGATCCTTCGAGACGGGCCGTTGGCCCTCCTCAGGATGAGGGGGGCCAACGCGGCAAAGCCGGTCCCCGGGCCAAGGGCGGCGGCACGCCCGTGAAGACAAAGGAGTGACCGATGCGCAAGGCCCGGAAACTGGCGATTCTGGCGAAGATCGAGACCGGCTATGGCACGGACAGCGGCCCGACCGGCACGGCGGACGCGATCCTGGCGACCGATGTCACCCTGACGCCGCTGGCAGGCGAAGACGTCTCCCGCGATCTGCTGCTGCCGACGCTCGGCCATCAGGGCATTGAACTGACCGCCAATCACCTGCGGCTGGACTTCGCGGTCGAATGCGCCGGGGCGGGCGCGGCCGGGGATGTGCCCGCCTATGGCGCCTTGCTGCGGGCCTGCGGGCTCTCGGAAACGGTGACCGCTGGCGTGTCGGCCGCCTATCAGCCGGTCTCGGAAGGCGAGGAAAGCCTGTCGCTCTATTTCAACCAGGACGGCGTGCGCCATGTGGCGCTTGGCTGCCGCGGCACCTTCCAGCTGGAGTTTGCACCGAAACAGATCCCGCGCTTCCGGTTTTCGTTCTGGGGTCTTCTGGGCACGGTCACCGACGAAGCCTTGCCGGCCGCCACCCTGTCAGGGTTTCAGGCCCCCCGGCCGGTGTCCAGTGCGATGACCAGCCTGTCGCTGTTCGGCGCCAGCCGGATCGCCGAGAGCCTTGCCGTCGATCTCGGGGTGGAGATCGTGCCGCGCTTTCTGATCGGCGATGAACGGATCCAGCTGACCGGCCGGCAGGTGACCGGAACTGCGGTCCTCGAAGCCAAGGCCATGGCGGCGGCCGACTGGTTCGACGCCGCGCTTGCCAAGACCACCGGGGCCTTGAGCCTCATTCATGGCACGGCGGCGGGCCATACGGTGGAGCTGACCGCGCCAAAAGTGCAGATCGGCCGCCCCTCCCAGGGCGAAACCGACCGGATCGTGAACTATGCCGTGCCGCTGATGTTCCTTGCCGACACGGGCGACGACGAACTCGTGCTGACCATCCGCTGAGATCAAGGAGAGCCCCATGCAGTTCCGCCTGTGCGAACCCTTCGAATTCTGGTGGCCGGTCCGCGTGACCCTTCCCGATCCGGACCGGCCGGGCGCGGTGCTGAGCCAGACCTTCGAGGCGAAGTTCCTGATGGTGGGCAAGGACCGGCTGGCGGAGCTGGAAGCCCACGGGGAAGCCGCGCTGCTTTCCGAAATCCTGCGCGACTGGCGCGGCGTGAGCGGGGCAGGGGGATCCGAGATCCCGTTTGGCCCGGAGGCCCTGGAGCAATGCCTGCCCTTTGCCCATTTCCGCGTCGGTGTCTACCGGGCTTACTTGACCGCGCTCAACGGCCAGGCGGCGGCAAAAAACGGATAGAGGCCGCCCGGGCCTGGGCCTTCGCCCGGTGCGGCCTGGCCGATCCGGAAAAAGCGGTTCGAATGGACCGTGACACCGCTGCGGACTTCGCCGCCCTTGGGCTTCCTGTGCCGGACGCTCAAATCCCGGATTCTGACACGTTCGACGTCCCGCGCGAGAACTGGCGCGCGGTCACGGTGTTCCTGGCGCTGGAAACCCAGTGGCGGGTGGTGGCGGGGCAAACGGGGTTGATCTGGTGCGGGCTGGATTATGCGGCCGCGGCCGTTGCGGTCCGGGGACGGAACCGGCGGGCCTGGCAGCGGCTGTTGGGAGAGCTGAAGGAGATGGAAGTAGCGGCGCTGGAGGTGTTGAATGGGTGAGGACGGACGGCGGAGATCGGTCCAGCTCGGTCATTCGTTCAAGGTGCAGCGAAGGTCACAAATGAGCCCACACCTACCGGCTTTCCGAAGCGCGGCAAATGTCGGCTTTTCTGGCATCCAACGAAACTACCGCTACATCGCGTTCTGCGGCTTTGCTAAACTTCTGAGATGAAGCCGAAAATCCTTACAACACTTCAAACCTACGACGGCCCAACATTCCGGGCAGATGTCTTGGCCGGGGTTACTGTGGCCATGGTCGCACTTCCGCTCAGCCTGGCCATTGCCATCGCGTCCGGAGCATCCCCTGCACAAGGTCTGGTCACGGCGATCGTCGCGGGGTTTTTGATCTCGCTTCTGGGAGGAAGTAGGGTCCAGATTGGTGGGCCAACCGGTGCATTCATCGTCGTCGTCTACGGCGTGATTGCCGACTACGGATATGATGGGCTGGTGTTGGCGACGCTCATGGCGGGTGTGATCCTGTTGATCGGCGCATTCATGCGGGCGGGTCGGCTGATGCGCCTTGTCCCGGAACCCGTCATCAACGGCTTCACCATCGGCATCGCCGTCATCATCGCGACCAGCCAGCTCAAGGACCTTTTCGGCCTGTCAATCGCGACCGTTCCCGCCGAGATTTTTGGTAAGGTGGAAGCCCTTTGGGGGGTACGGGACAGCACCAATATCGCCGCACTTTGCATCGGGGTCGCGACGATGATCCTGATAGTCACCTTCCGCAGGCTGGCACCCAAGCTACCCGGCCTGATTGTTGCTGTCGCGGTGACGTCTGCCCTTGTCGCGGTGATGGCGCTGTCAGTGGATACAATTCAGTCAAGGTTCGGCGATCTGCCAAACAGCCTTCCGCTCCCGACCTTGCCAGAGGTCAGTCTGGCGCGGGTGTCCGAACTGTTGCCAAGCGCCTTCGTCATTGCCTTCCTCGCCGGAATCGAGTCGCTCTTGTCGGCGATGGTGGCGGACAGGATGATAGGCGGTCACCACAGGCCGAACGCCGAGCTGCTCTCACAAGGAGCCGCGAATATCGGGTCATCCCTTTTTGGCGGTCTGCCCGCGACCGGCGCGATTGCCCGAACGGCGACGAACGTGCGCGCGGGCGGCAAGACCCCTGTTGCAGGTCTCGTTCACGCCTTGACGATCCTTATCGTCATGCTGATCGCCGCCCCCCTCGCAGGGTATCTGGCGATGCCGGCACTGGCGGGCTTGCTCATCCTGACGGCCTGGAACATGAGCGAACCGCACAGGTGGGCGGGCTACCTGAAAGAGCGGCGCTCCGATCAGTTTCTTCTCGTCCTCACGCTTGTGCTGACGGTCGTGGCTGATTTGACGGTTGCCATCGGCGTAGGCGTTGCAGTCGGTCTGGCAATGCGCTTGCAACGTGGTGACTTCCCTCCGTCGGATTGGGACGTGCCGAGCAGGTAGCAGGCCAGATTTGCCGAAACTCAACCGTTTCGGTCACAGGCGAAAGCGACCGTTTTTGGCAGCATGTTTTCAGGAAAGCAGACCTTGGCGCTCGCGCAGCAAAAGCTCATTTCGTCCGCGTAGCCGACCTTGGACCTGAGCGCAGCGAATTCACAAGTCCCGCCTGAACCGACAGTCTCCAATGTAACCCACGCCGCCACCCGGATGGGTTGACCCTCGCCCGCGCGCGAAGCTTGGGCCATGACCTTGAACCTGCAGATGCTGGCCCGGCTGGATGCCTCGGGCGTGGAAAGCGGCGCCCGCGAGGCCCGGCAAGCCATTGCGGGGATCGGCACGAGCGCCAAGGCCACGTCCACCGACATCAGCAATCTGTCAGCCGCAGCCAAGGCCTCGCTCCAAGCGGCGCGGGGGCAGGGCACGGCGTTCCAGGTCGCTGGACAGCAGGCCGCCGGGGCCACACGGCTCGCGGCCACGGAAGTCAACATGCTGGCCCAGCAGATTTCCGATGGCGCCATCCAGGTGGCGGGCGGTCAGTCGCTGTTCACCGCAATCCTGCAACAGGGCAGCCAGGTGCAGTTCCTGCTGGGCTCCAAGGGTGTCAACACGATCGGCGGGTCGCTGGGTCTTCTCAAACAGGGTTTGATCGGCTTTTTGAACCCGCTCAATCTGGCGCTGGTGGGCTTGGCCGGAGGGGCGGCAGCGGCCTCCGCGCTCTACCGGGCCATTGCCAGCGACACCAGCGCGACACAGGCGCTGGAACACCAGGACCAGCTGATCGGCCAGCTCGCCGAGCGTTACGGGGAAGTCGAGGCGGCCCTGGACCGGCTGCAAAGCCGCCCGAGCGCGGCTATCCTCGCGCTCGACACGGACGCTCTGGAAAGCCAGCGGGACACCCTCCGGTCGCTGATCGCGGACATCGAACAAGACGTGCAGCGCAGCCTGCGGATCGAGGCCAATGCCTTGAGCGCCCTGGCCGAGCCCTTGACCGAAGACGCGGCCCTGTTCCGGGCATTCCAGGGCGAGCTCCGGGCGACCGCCGACACCTTCGCGCTTGCGGAGGCGGAAGCGGACCAGCTGATCGGCCGGTTGCTGGAACTCGCCCGGACGGCGCCGGATACGACGTCCGAGCGGGCGATCCGCGCCCTGATTACGGAAGCCCGGACGGCCGACACCGGGCTTCTGGCGCTGGTCGAGCGGCTCGGCGAGGTGGAGGCCGCGCTCCAGGGGGTGGGCTCTGCCGCCGACAGTCTCGGCCGGATCGATGGAGCCGCCAATTCCCGGATCGGTCAAACCTTCGGGATTTTCGAGGACAGAACCGCGCGGGACCGGCTGCGGTCGCAATTGCCCAAATCCCGGACCGGGGGACCCGCCCGGCGGGCCGAGCCCGACCGGATCGGGGACTATCTCACCACCCAGGACCAGAGTTTGGAGCGGCTGCGGCTGGAGATTTCCCTGGTCGGCCAGTCCGAGGCGGCGCGGCGGCGGGCCTTGGCGGCCCTGGAGGCGGAGATCGCGATCCGGGGGCTTGGGGCGCAGGCCTCGGAGACCGGCGCGGCAAGCCTACGGGACAATGCAAGGGCCATCGCCGAGGAGACGCTGGCGCTGGAAGAACTGGAAACCGCCTGGGGCGTCGTGCAGCGATCAGGCGAGGCGGCGATCCGGTCGCTGACCACAAAGCTGGCCGACGGAGATCTGACCGGTGCGCTGCGGTCGGTGATCCAGGAGGTCTCGCAACTGGGGCTCCAGCTTGCGGCCATCAATCCGCTGACCAACGCGCTGTTCGGAACGGCCAGGCCGACGCTTCGTGCCGCGGGCGGGATTTTGGGTGGCTTTCTTGGGTCGTTCGACCGGGGCGGGCCGACCGGGGCCGGGGCCGACAGCGAGGTCGCCGGGCTGGTGCACCGGAACGAATATGTTTTTGACGCCCGGTCGACCGCGCGGATCGGTGTTCCCGCCCTGGAGGCGCTTCGAAAGTCCGCCCTGGGGCACTCCGCCTTGCGCGGGTACCAGACCGGCGGCCTGGTCACCACCTCGGCCTTGCCCCTGCCGGTAGCGGCCCGGTCAAACCGGTCAAGACCCCGCGGCCTGGATCATGGATCAGACCGCTTTGCTGATCATGCGGCGGATCGCGCATTGGGTGGTGATGTTCATGTCCACATCACGACGCCGGACATCCAGAGCTTCCGGGCTTCCCGCGCGCAGATCGCGGGGGAGTTCGCCCGGCTGGCCGTGCGGGGGAACCGCAATGCCTGAGGATCTTGACGGAAAGGCGGCTTGATGAGCGATTTCGACGAGGTGCGGTTTCCCGATGTGGTGGCGCGCGGCGCGCTTGGCGGGCCGGAACGGCGCACGGAGATCGTGGAGCTGACGTCCGGTTTCGAGGAGCGCAACACGCCCTGGGCGGACAGCCGGCGCAAATACGATGTGGGCTCGGGCATCCGGCACCCCGATCACCTTTCCGAGGTGATCGCGTTCTTCGAGGCCCGGTCCGGCCGGTTGCGGGGGTTCCGGTTCAAGGACTGGTCGGACTTCACATCGTCCCGGCCGTCGGCGCCGGTCACCCCGTTCGATCAGGTGCTGGGCGCGGCGGACGGGGCGAGGACCTCCTTCCAGCTCATCAAGGCCTATTCCTCCGGGAGCCGCAGCTGGATCCGGCGGATTGCCAAGCCGGTGGCGGGCACGGTCCTGATCGCCGTGGACGGCGCGGTCCAGGCCTCCGGCTGGTCGGTGGATCCGGCAAGCGGAACCGTGACCTTCGATGCGGCCCCGGCCAGCGGCACCGTGACGGCGGGGTTCGCCTTCGACGTGCCGTGCCGGTTCGACACGGACCTGATCCAGACATCCTTGCGGGAGCTGAAGCTTGGCGAGATCCGGGCCATTCCGATCGTGGAGGTGCGGGTATGAGCGGGCATCCTGCACACGGCTCTTTCCACGCCCTCATGCTGAGGAAGCCCGCAGGGCTGTCTCGAAGCATGGACGGATGGCTTCACGGGGGGCGGCCCATCCTTCGAGACGCCGCGTTGCGGCTCCTCAGGATGAGGGAGGTAGTAGCGGTACGGCTCCTCGGGATGCGGCGGGCGGAAAAGGGGATCGGGTCATGAAACCAGTCCCACCGGCCATGCAGGCCGATCTCGACGGGCGGGCGACGACCCATTGCCGGTGCTGGCAGGTCACCCGGAAGGATGGCGCGGTGTTCGGCTTCACCGATCACGACCGGGCGCTTGCCTTTGGGGGGGTGACCTTCGAGGCGGCCTCTGGCTTTACGGCAAGCGCGCTGGAGACGTCGCTGGGTCTTGCCGTCGACAATCTGGATGTGGAGGGGGCGCTCTCCTCGGCGGCGATCACGGAAGACGACCTGGCGCGCGGGCTCTGGGACGATGCGGCCGTGGCGCTGTGGCGGGTCGACTGGCAGGACGTCACGAAGCGCGTGCTTCTGCGCTCGGGGAACATCGGCGAGGTGGCGCGGGGGCGGACGGCGTTCACCGCGGAACTGCGCGGCCTGTCGCACCGGCTGGGCCAGCCGGCCGGGCGGCTGTTCAGCCGGACCTGCGCCTGGGAGCTGGGCGATGCGCGCTGCCGGGTGGATCTGGCGCCCTGGACCTTTGCCGGGGAAGTGGCCGGGGTGGTGGCCGGAGCGGGGGCCGGAGCGGGGGAGCGGCGAAGCTTCACGGCCACCGGGCTGGAGGCGGCCGCGCCCGGCCTGCTTGCGGCCGGGCTCCTGACCTGGACGTCCGGGGCGAATGCGGGCCAGGCGATCGAGGTGAAGCGGCACGCGGCCCCGGGCGGCACGGTCACGCTGGAACTGGTGCTGCCCATGGCCGACCCGATTGCGCCGGGGGACGGGTTTATGGTGCGGGCGGGCTGCGACAAGGCGGTGGCCACCTGCCGCGACCGGTTCGCGAACCTCACGAACTTCGGCGGCTTTCCGCACATGCCGGGCAATGACCGGATCATCGCCTATGCGGACAAGGACGACCTCAACGATGGCGGGAGCCTGTTCCGGTGAGCGCCCAAGGCACAGGGTCTGTGACCCGGCCCCCGCTCACCCGATCCGCCATCGTGACGGCCGCGCGGAGCTGGATCGGCACGCCCTATGTCCACCAGGCCGCGCGCAAACATGCGGGCTGCGATTGCCTGGGGCTTATCCGCGGGGTCTGGCGCGAGGTGATGGGCACAGAACCGGAAGTCCCGCCGCCCTATACGCCGGACTGGGCGGAGCGCAGCCGGACCGAGACCTTGCGGGATGCCGCCGCCCGGCATCTGATCGGGATCGATCCCGGGGACGCGGATGCCGGGGACGTGCTCCTGTTTGCGTTCCGCGACCGGCTGCCGGCCAAGCACTGCGCCCTGCTGACCACCGCCATCGATGCACCGGCGCCCCGGATCCTCCATGCCCATGAGCATCTTCCCGTCTGCGAGGTGCCCCTGATCCCGGCCTGGCGGAAACGGATCCGGTTTGCTTTCCATTTCCCGGGGGTTTTGTAGATGGCAACGCTGGTTCTGGGCGCAGCTGCCACAGCGCTCTCCGGCTCGATCGGGGCAAGCCCGCTGGTCTCGGCCCTGATCAGCGGTGCGGCCGGGGTGGCGGGGGCGTATGCGGACGGCTTGATCGCGGGCGCCCTGACCCCGGCCCGGCGGATGTCCACCGAAGGCCCGCGCATTGGCGACTTGCGCCTGCAGACCTCCACGGAAGGGGCGCCGGTCGCCGATGCGGTGGGCCGGGTGCGGCTGGCGGGCCAGGTGATCTGGGCGACGCGCCTGCGGATGGAGGTGAACACCTCGAGCGAGAAGGTGGGCGGCAAGGGCGGCGGCGGGCGCCAGACAGTGACCACCACGACCTATAGCTACTTCGCCAATTTCGCGGTCGGCCTGTGCGAGGGGCCGATCGCCGGGATCGGCCGGGTCTGGGCCGATGGCAGGATCCTGGATCTTTCCAGGATCACCCACCGGGTGCATGCGGGCACGGCGGACCAGCTGCCCGATCCGCTGATCAGCGCCAGGGAAGGGGAAGCGCCCGCCTATCGCGGCACGGCCCTTGTGGTGTTCGAGGACCTGGCGCTTGGCGGCTTCGGCAACCGGATCCCGCAGCTGGAATTCGAGGTGATCCGGAAGCTGCCGGGCATCGAGGAGCAGGTTCAGGGCATGGTGATGATCCCGGGCGCCGGGGAATGGGTCTATGCGGGCGGGGAGATCCGCCGCCTCGACCCGGACAGCGAGGGGACCAGCGCGGCGGAAAACGTCAACAACCAGGTGGGCGGGCCGGACTGGGCGGTGGCGGTGGACGGCCTGCAGCGCGATTTTCCCAATGCCGCCTCGGTGCTGCTGGTGGTCTCCTGGTTCGGCAGCGACCTCAGATGCGGGGCGTGCGAGGTGCGGCCCGGCGTGGAGTTCGGCCCGGAAAAGACGACGGCGCCGAGGAGCTGGCAGGTGCACGGGCTCGGCCGGGACGGCGCCCGGCTGCTGGCGCGCTCGGCGGAAGATCCGCAGCGCCCGGCCTATGGCGGCACACCCGCCGACAGCACGGTGGTGGACGCGCTCCGGGACCTGAAGCGGCGCGGGATCGCCACCACCTTCTGCCCGTTTTTGTTGATGGACATTGCGCCCGGCAACGGGCTTTCCGATCCTTACGGGCGGGCCGAGCAGCCCGCCTTTCCCTGGCGCGGGCGCATCACCTGCCACCCGGCGGCCGGACAACCGGGCAGCGTGGACAGAACCGCTGCGGCCACGGCACAAGTGGCGGGCTTCTTCGGGACTGCAAGTCTGTCCGACATCGCCGTGACGATCGACCCGGCCTCGCATGCCGTCACCACCAGCTATTCCGGCCCGGCGGACTGGGGCTGGCGGCGCATGGTGCTGCACTATGCAAGGCTCTGCGCGGCGGTGAACGCGATCGAGCCGGGCGCGGTCACCGGCTTCCTGATCGGCTCGGAGCTGCGCGGGCTGACCTTCGTGCGCGATGGGCCAGGCAGCTATCCGGCCGTGAGCCAGCTTGTTCAGCTTGCCGCCGATTGCCGGGCGATCCTGGGGCCGGACGTCAAGCTCACCTATGCCGCCGACTGGTCGGAATACCGGGGCCATGACCCGGCGGACGGGTCCGGGGATTTTTTCTTCCATCTCGATCCCTTGTGGAGTTCCAGCGCCATCGATGCGGTGGGGATCGACACTTACATGACGCTGTCCGACTGGCGGGACGGGGACGGGCATCTGGACGCGCTGGCGGGGGCCGGCGCGATCACCGATCTTGCCTATCTCCACGCCAATGTGGAGGGCGGGGAGGACTACGACTGGTCGTATCAAGGCGCGGCCGACCGGGAGGACCAGACAAGAACCCCGATCACCGACGGGGCCTATGGCAAGCCCTGGGTGTTCCGGGCCAAGGATATCCGCAATTGGTGGCTGAACAGCCATTTTGACCGGCCGGGCGGGGTGGAGAGCGGGTCCCCGACCGGCTGGGTGCCGCAATCCAAGCCCATCTGGTTCACCGAATACGGCTTTCCTTCCGTGGACAAGGCGACCAACCAGCCCAATGTCTTTGTCGACCCGAAGTCCTCGGAAAGCGCGTTTCCTTACTTTTCCAATGGCGGGCGGGACGATCTGATCCAGCGGCGCGGCATCGAGGCGCTTTTGACCTATTGGGATCCGGGCGAGGGCCGCAATCCGGTGTCCCCCGTCTATGGCGGGCCGATGCTGGACCTCTCCCGCTCGTTTCTCTGGACCTGGGACGCAAGGCCCTTTCCGGCCTTTCCGAACCGGTCCGATGTGTGGGGCGATGCGGCGAACTGGCAATATGGCCACTGGGTGCAGGGCAAGCTGGGCGCCGTGACCCTCGGCGCGCTGATTGTCCATATCTGCAAGTCGGTGGGGTTTGACGCGATCGAGGCCGGGGCGCTTTCCGATCCGGTGGCGGGCTGGCTGCGCGCGGGGATCGTGAGCCCGCGCGAGCAGCTGGAACAATTGGCGCAGGTCTACCGCTTCGACATGGTGGAGACGGGGGAGCGGATCGTCTGCCGCCCGCGCGGGCGTCCGCCTCTTGGCACCCTGGCCGAGGCGGAGCTGGCCGCCCCGGACCGCCAGAAGCCGGACTGGACGCTGACCCGGGCGCAGGAGACGGACTTGCCCGTGCGGGCGCATCTGGGGTTCTGGGACGCGGGCCATGATTACCGGCAGACGAGCGTTGCGGCCGGACGGCTGGTGACCTCCAGCGCGCGCACCGAAAGCCTGACGGCGCCGCTGGTGATGGATCCGGGCGAGGGGCAGGGGCGGATCGAGGCCTGGCTGATGGAGCGGTGGGCCGAACGCGAGCGGGCGAGCTTTGCCCTGCCGCCCTCGAAGCTTGCCTTCGATCCGGGTGACGGGATCGTGCTGGAGGCGGGCGGGCGCCAGCGCGCGGTCCGGCTGACAAGGATCGTGGAGGCGGGCGCCCGGCTGTGCGAGGCGGTGGCGGTGGAGCCCGGGGTCTACAGCCTGCGCCGGGCAGAGGCCTCGCCGCCGCCCGCACAGCCGGTGCAAAGCTTCGGGGCGGCGGTGCTGGAGGTGCTGGACCTTCCGGTGATCTCGGACACGCAAGGGGACCACCAGCCCTGGTGCGCGGCCTTTGCCGCGCCCTGGGGCGGGGTGCGGGTGCAGGAGGGATCGCGGATCATCGCCAGCGTGCCGGGCCAGGCGAGGATGGGCCGGACGCAAACCGATCTTTTTGCGGGCACCGCCTATCGCTTCGACCGGGCGAACCGGCTGACGGTCCGGCTGGCTTACGGAACCTTGTCCTCGGTGCCGGAAGAGGAGCTGCTCGAGCGGGCGGTGAATGTGCTGGCGGTCTGGAACGGGGAGAATGCCTGGGAGATCCTGCAGTTTGCCACCGCCGAGCTGGTTGGCCAAATGACATGGCAGCTCTCGGGCCTGTTGCGCGGGCGGCGGGGGACCGCCCATGCCATGCGGGGTGCCGTTGCGGCGGGCGCGCGGGTGGTGCTTCTGGACGGGGCGCTGGTCCAGGCGGATGTGCCGCTCACCGACCGGGGAATCCCAAGGACCTGGGCCTATGGCCCGGCGCCGCTGCCCTCGAGCGATCCGGCCTTCAAGACGCTTTCAATGCGCCTTGAAGCGGTGGCCCTGAAGCCCTTTGCGCCGGTGCATGTGCGGGGCCGAAGGACTCCGGCAGGGGATCTTGCCGTCTCGTGGATCCGCCAGGGGCGGGTGAACGCCACCTGGGCGGACGGCACGGACGTGCCGCTCGGCGAGGAGCGCGAGCTCTACGAGATCGATGTTCTGAATGGCGGCAGCGTGATCCGCACGGTCCGGGGGCTGACCAGCCCGGCCTGGACCTATGCGGCGGCCGACCAGACGGCGGATTTCGGCGCCCCGCAACCCGCCATCACCCTGCGCGTTGTCCAGATCTCGGGCCTGGTCGGCCGGGGTGTTCCAACGGAGGCGAACTTATGAGCACAACCCCGCGGCTAAACCTGCCGCTGATCGCGGCCAGCCAGGCCCAGAAGGAGGTCACCCACAACGAGGCGCTCGCCCGGCTGGACGCCCTGGCGCATCTGGTCTTTCTCGACCGGGATCTCACCACCCCGCCCGCGGCAACCGATGGCGACACCTATCTGGTCGCCCCAAGCGCGACCGGCGACTGGACCGGGCAGGACGGGGCGATCGCCAGCTTTGCCGACGGCTTCTGGACCTTCCATGCGCCGGTCACCGGCCTGTTGGCCTTCATCGCCGACGAGGGCACGCTGGCGGTCTTCACGGCCGCGGGGTGGCGCGACTATGGCGCGCTGCTGTCGCAGGTCGCGACCGTCTCGCAAAGCCCGTCGGGGGCTGAGAGCCGGATGTGTACCGTGGAAGAGGAGGTGACGCTGTCGGGGGCAACTGCGCTCACCTCGATCGTCATCCCCGACCGGGCGATCGTCTTCGGCGTTTCCACCCGCACGACCACCGCGATCACCGGGGCCGCTTCCTATGACTGCGGGATCGCCGGGGAGGTCTCGAAGTTCGGCGGCTCGCTCGGCATCGCGGCGGGCGCGACCAATGCCGGCGTGATCGGCCCGCAGGCCTTTTATGCCGACACGCCTGTCCAGCTGACGGCCAATGGCGGGGCCTTTACCGGCGGCGCCGTGAAGGTGGTGCTGCATTACTTCCTGCCCGTGGTGCCGGGCTCATGAGTATCTGAGGACACGGGCGGTCCGGACCCTGAAAGAAATCCGGACGGCGGGCCATCGATCGCCAAACCAAGTGCCCGCCCGGCAGCCAAGAAGAACAACCGCCGCACCCGCTGCCCGCGCGGGCAGGAGAAGTGTCGGCGATTCTCGTCTGGGTTGATATGCAGGAAATCCGATGCGGCCGGTGTCATGCGCTTTTGTTCAAGGCTGGACAGGGCGCCATTGCGGGAGCTATCCAGATCAAGTGCCGCAGATGCGGCACACTCAATTGGTTGAGGCCGGTGGAGCCCTTGATCCGCGCCGAAGAGCGCGACGGCAAGGAGCAAGACGATGCCGAGCGATCCGACCCCTGATCAATCCCGGGCTCTAGAAACGATCCGGCCTGTGGTGCCGGTTGCACCCTATATTGGCGGCAAACACCGGCTGGCGAAGCGCATTGCGGCCAAGCTGCAAGCCCTCCCGCACAGTGTCTATGCCGAACCCTTTGTCGGGATGGGCGGGGTGTTCTTCCGCCGCCCGTTCCGCGCGCCCTGCGAGATCGTCAATGACATCTCGGGCGACGTGGTCACATTGTTCCGGATCCTCCAGCGGCACTATCCGCAGTTCCTGGAGGTTTTGCGGTTCCAGCTGACCAGCAGATCCGAGTTTGAACGGCTTTTGAAGACCGACCCGAACACCTTGACGGATCTGGAGCGGGCGGCGCGCTTCCTCTACATCCAGCGCATCTCCTTCGCGGGCAAGGTCAAGGGCCGGACATTCGGCGTGTCGCTGACCCGCGGCGCGCGGTTCGATCTCAGCCGGGTGGTGCCCCTTCTGGAGGATGTCCATGAGCGATTGTCCGGCGTCATCATCGAACAACTGGCCTATGGGGACTGCATTGCCCGCTATGACCGGCCCGGCACGCTGTTCTATCTCGATCCGCCCTATTGGGACTGCGAGACCTACTATGGCGACGGGGTGTTCGGACCGCAGGACTTCGAACGCCTGGCAAACCAGCTGATCGAGATCAAAGGCCGGTTCCTGCTGTCGATCAACGATGCGCCGGAGATCCGGCAGGCATTCGGGGCATTCCATATCGAGGAGGTCGACGTGACCTATTCGGCCAGCAAGACGCGGTCAAAACGGGTGACGGAGCTTTTGATCAGCAATTGAACGGTTAACGCACACGGATGCGGGTGGCGTCGGAAAACCTGTAACGCGCAGGAACGAGTGGCCTTAAGGGCTTAAGCGGGATTATCCGGGAATGGATGGTTTTTCGCGGTTTTGTGCGGATTTGAGGGGTGTTTAACGCGCCGTTGATATACTCCTGGCGCAGGTTCGGTTGGCGCGGCGTGCCTGGTTTCCGCCTGGCCAGATTAAAAAGCGCTGTCAAGACAGCCCTTATGCGGCTTCAAGCAGGGTACCGGGCAGGGGAGCGATGCGACCTGTTCCCTGGGGCCAGTTTCCTGCGGCTTTTCAAGGTCACTTGAATGGAAACTGGTGGCGCACCCATGCCGTGGTGGGAACCGAGGGACCGTGTTCCATATGACACATTATGCGAATCCGGCCGTGTCGGTTGGCGGACTCATGCTTCTTTTGTCAGGGTCCATCTTTTTCCGCGCGGGTATCGGTTGTTTCAAATGCCGCCCGCAAACGCTCTCTAACATCTTCGGTGAGGTGCAGATCATCTTTTCCGGAAATCTCGCGGATATAGGCGAGGATTTCACGTTCAGCGTTTGTTGTCAGGCCACCGACAATATCTTCCAGAACGGATTTCCATTCTGGGTGATAGTCATAAATGACAGATCGTAACAAAAGAATGGGATCAATGCCTAACGCCCTCGAAATAGAGGGAATCTTGTCCAGAGGTACCTTTGTTGCTCCGGTTTTCAGCATCGATATATTGTTCGGCTTGTCGTAACCGGCTTCGGCAGCAATGTCCCGTTGCTTTGCGCCATACAATTTCCTGCGCTGGATATACTCGGCAATGAGATCCTTTGCCGCCGGTACGCATTCATCCGTTAAAAGGGGCCGTTTCGAACGATCGGCTACATACCGACACAGAATACTGGACATTGCCGCTAAGAAGTCGTGCGGGTGGCGTTCTTTGAAGAATTTGATCACCTCCTTGCGCGGGGCCAATGTCACGCGTTCTTGTTTCGTCGGATCGACGACCAACGCATTTTCAAAAAAACTCGCGTCGAGTTCGGGAATATCCGAGAAATCGATGTCGTCATCTGAGAGGCTTGCAAGTTCCTCGATTGAAAGTGGTCGTTCATATCGTTTTGTCATATCTGTTACTCTGTGGCTGGCATGCAATCGAGCCAAAACAAAAACTTCTCGTTAGCCGGAAACCAACCTTTAGGGGGAGCCGACTTTTCGATTTCCGAGCCGCTCCCCCGTTGATTACGATCCGGGCTCCGTTTAATCTTCGAGGAGGTACTCAATGGCGCGGGCGACGAACTTGGAGCGTGGCAATCCAAACTCATGGGCCAAGCGCGTCAGCGCGTCGATATCTAATGAGACTTTACGGCCTGCGAATAAATCAGTGAGCCATGACGCATCCACTGCAGTGCAGGATGCTAGTTCGGCTTGAGAAAGCTCCTGGTTTTCTATAATTCGCCTCAAAGCCAATGGAAATGGGCTATCGCCATTTAGTAGTCGCAACTGCCGCGCCAGAAGCGCCTCAGGCGATATAGGCCCCTGATCTGGAATGAAACCGCGCCGTTTCTGAAGCCAAACGATAGCATCCTTTCCGGCGAGTACTGACGTCTGGCTGTCACCGATCCGTTCGATGGTGAAACCCTCTTTGCTGAGGGATGCCCTAACGGAAGCTTCAGAAAGGCCCGACAAGATGCTGAGATCTGCGAGACTTGGATCATAACTACCATCCACCTCCATCCCGAACCGCGCGAAAAAGCCTTGAAAAACCCGGCGAAGCGGGGGGTTGTTCAAACGACAAAGTGGTGTGGGCTCACCCTCAGGATCGGTTGTTGGGTAACATCCGCTCAGCAGACCAGAACCAATCCTATTCCAATGATAGAAGTCGGCGATATGCCGATCCTCGAGCTGATAAAGGTATTGATATGCGGCGTAGGCATCGTTGAACACCGAGTGATGCGTCGGTTCGAGCCGTAGCCTCACTTCTTCTGGATACTCGGTCAAAACCGCATCGGTTTCAAAGCCGAGAAATCGAGAAACGATTGTTTTGTCGTCAGGACCGAATTCATTGAGTGTGGCTGCCTGAGCGATGATTAGGCGGCGAACCTGATCCTCAATTTCATCCCATGTATAAGGTATTGGTTTTTCGTTACTCATGCACGTGCCTCGCTCAAGCTGGTCACCTGATTGCGAAGTCTTGCAAATGATTCTTGCAAGGCCGCCGGATTTGTTTTGCGGGATGCCTTTTCAGCAGACTTGCGCCCCAGAAACACGGCGACCCGTTCTGCATTGGCTCCGCTGGGGTGAGGTAAGCCGACCAGAACACGGCGAGGATCAAGGCAACCCACAACAGATAGGTGTTCTAGGGCAGCACTAGCCTTTGGCCCAAGGGGCAGCCACAGTGCAGAGGGCAGGGTTCTAGCCTCTTCAGCCAAGCAGGTTTCTACAAATCGGCGCAGCAAAGGTGTCTTCAGCATTTCTGGGGTGCCGTTGTAGTTTTTTCGGTTAACGAATACTGGGTACCGCAATGCGGAGGTGAAATGGACCTCACGAGAGCCTGGTTCGAATAGCGATGCTGTTGTGTTGCAACCAAGTAGTTCGCCAACGCCGATCGCGTCTAGCATCGCGACGAGATTAGACCGCATGGCACCGCTGAAACTGCCAATGAGTTTGGCATCTGCCAAAGCTTGATCCTGTTTCAAACCCTTATTGAGTGATTTCAGGACTGCCTGCCAGGCATTTGTTGCTTGCGTTTCCCCCGGCGTGATGCCGACAACAACAAGCTTTGCTTCCTTTTCGATGTAGTCGAACGGTGCGTACTGGACCCGGATTGCCCCTTCGCTTGCAATGCTCATCTCCGGGCTTTGCACGAGCCGGTCGGCGGTGATGGTCTGAGCGATTGGCAGGAATTTGTCTGCAAAAATGGAATGATTTTCCAAGGTGTTTTTCTCCTAGCGTTTTTCGAAAATCAGGCGCGAAACCGGCGCGTCCCATGTGCAACGGTGATTAGCCTGTTGCCTGAGGTGATTGCGTAGGCACCGCGGTACCGTTCAAGACGAGCTCTTTGGTGCCGGTTATTCTCCACAGCCAGTTCGATAGCTGATTTGTCCAGCACGAGACTTACTGCGCCCTTTGCCGGCTTTTCGGATCCAAAGGCGAGGATTGTGGCAACCACATCCATCGGAAAACCCCTTTGGGCACATCGTATTTCTGCGTGTTTGGACAAAAGCATAACCGCCCCCTTTCGATGGGTGTATAGATATATAGTTTTATATTCTTCGTCAACCAGAAAAATATAAAAATATAAAATCAAACAGCTTTGGAGCGTTTTTCTAGGCGCGCGGTGCGCCTTGTAGTCAAAACATGGGCATGGGATTTTGACGGCGAACAGCGGCTTCTCAGCTGATCACGAGCGGTTTCGCGGCAAGCCATAGATTTGAACGGAATGAAGTGTTTGCCGGGTCGTTCGTAGCTCCGGCGGAGTTTGCGGCGAATGGCAAAAAAATGAAGGATGCCCCGAATTGATCCGAGGAATTGGCCCGTTAGTTCTGTTCCAAGCAAAATCCGCTTTATCGGAAGGTAAGGAGCTCTTGCCGTTGAATTTTGAATCTGGTTCAAAGTTGCAGAAAACACCTATCGCTTAGTATCCATATCCGGCACACCAGTTGGTGAATCGACTTAACAAGAAATTTGTGATGACACGTCTATTTACTTTTAAATCCGATGAACTCGAACCGTTGGGAAGGTCAAAAATCAAAAAATTAGAGTCTTGTATAATATATTATATCTACCAGGGACGAAATGCGTGGCACTCAACTTGGGTAACCCAGTATTGGTCGGGCTGTATGCACACCACGCTCGAGAGCGCAAAGGAAAATGCGGAACGTCTCAGGACACAAGGATCTGTATTCCATATCCAGGAATTACCTGCTCTTGCTTTTCGAAGCGCAAAAGGGGTTTTAGTCGTTACGCAAATTAACACACTACAACCATTGAGATATTATTCAGCTGATGCAGTGAGTTCATTGCCGGAGGGTTTTAAAAGAATAAAAGGTGGTCGCGAGAATTATTTGTCAAAGGGGGCTCCACTTATGGGCGTTGCTATGTCATTTTTACATTCCAGTCGATTTTGGAGAGAGGCTCCTCCGGCCGAAAACTCTGTCATTACTGTTTCATCATCAGATAGTAATCTTACACTTAAGAAATTGACCAAGGCAAAGTTATGTACCTTCAAATCATCATCCTTTGGTGGGGGATATCTTCTTTCTTGGTGTCAAGACTTGAGTCGACAAGTAAATATATCTTCCTTATATGTCCAACGTCTCTCAAATGGTTTTATCGATCAGGTGTTGGACAGGTGATAAACTATCAATACAATTATCAAGGTATTTTCCTGTGAAGAATATGGGGTTTTGTTTTTGCAGCCGTCGCAAGTATGTTTAGCTCGAAAGGTTAGGCAGGCTGCGGATACAGAGCCGTTGCGGTCACCTATTTTCTGAGCCGCAATACTACTGCTAGAGATCTAGCTCTTTCGCTTCTGTCCTATGGTACATGCTGGCCAGATCGTTATGGCGGATGCGGAACTGGCTTCGCCGCTTGATGCTCATTTTCGATGTGCCGTCATTTTCAAGCTTTATGGCAGGATCATAATAGATGGTACCGTTCGCTATTGCCCGGAGAAACAGGGTCAGATCTGTCTCTTCGCAGAGCAACACCTTGGGCCCGAACCTGTACTCAGGCGGCGGCGTGCGAAACAGGGATGGCATGTACGCGGCCTGGGCATGCTTTCGTTTCCAGTGTTCAAGAATGCCGGTGTATTTCCAGAGCGCAGCAATCTCGCCGTTCCGGTCCTGTAGCGTGATACCGCCTTCCAGATCGATTATCTTTCCCTTGTCGAAGTCGTATCCGGTGAGCCGCAACTGCAATCCGGTGTCTGCATGGTATGGACGTACGGAGGAGTAAATGCCTCCGAAATTCAGGCGGTTGTCCTTGCCGCCTTTATCCGCATAGCCAAAGCGCCGGATAAATGCTTCTACGCCTTTGTCTCGATAGTACCCCCCTGTGGGCTCCGGTGTCAGAAGGGTCACCGGGCTTTTAGGACGGTAGCTGTCGAAATCTGCAACAGAAAACTGCTTGATTTCCCAGCCGAGGTAGTCTGGTTCGGCGTATCCGTTAGGTGAAATGCCAAGTTCGGCTTCGAGCGTATATCCACCGCCGTTCCGGGCTGTATATGGCCGGATTATGCCGTCCGAACCCAGCTTCTGTGACGCAATCCACTGTTTTTGGTAGATTGCCGAAAGGGCTTCCAAAAGGCGCTCCTTTGTGCTTCCGAGTCCCTCTGTCGCTGATATCTCGAGGAAGACGCCGACTTCCTCAAGACCGTCTCTTTGATCCAGTTCGCGTGCCAGTGGGCTGTCCGGACCAGCAGCATGACCAAGTACCGAGCCATCTTCCGTGATCCCGAGAAACAGAACTCGCCCTGGATCCCGAACACGCATGATATCGGCCGGCGCTTGCCTGCAGCCCTTGAGAAACCCGGACATCCGGACTTCCGGATACTTCGGATACAGTATCAGCTGCGTATTCGGCGCGTGGTGGTGGCCAGTGTCGTCAATCCAGTAGAAGTCGACGGGAGCCTTGGCCCGGTCCCTGACACTCCCGGCCATTTCGGTATCGTCGTTCTGGATGTCGCCATAAGGAATAATGTTTAGAGCTGTAAAGTCTCCACCGAGGTAAACTTGGTTTTTTGAATTGTCATTGGGTGCAAGTCTTTTGGCGTAAATTCGTTTTGCACCGTCCTGGCGCATGAGGCCCACAAGGGCGTCGATTGTTTCAATCACCGGGGCGTCCTGTAACTTCCAGTTTTCCTGATTCGCTGCGCAACCAGTTTACCAGAACACTCTCGATTTCAGCAGGTTGGAGTCTTTTTTTGCCCTTTATCGCGCATTCCCAGACCGTTGCCACGCGCCACTGGCTATCCAGAAGCTTCTGGTTCGCAACAACGTCGCGGTCGGCGTTTGCCGATATCTTCTGACGCCAGAATTCTGTTCGTGTTGAAGGGAGCTTGAACAGGTGACACCGGTGACCATGCCAGAAACATCCGTGTACAAAAATCACGGCCCTGTATTTCGATAAAACGATATCAGGTTTGCCGGGAAGTTTCCTGTGGTGCAGCCGATAGCCAAAACCGGCCGCATGGAGCATTTTCCGAACGTAGACTTCGGGTTTTGTATCTTTCCCCTTTATGCCGGACATCATCCGGCTGCGGACCTCCGGCCTGACTACATCAGCCATTTACTGCTGCTTTGACCTCGTCACCGGTCACTGTGCTGACGACAGGGGTGGGGGAGGCAAACCCATCTGTTACCGATTTGGGAAGTAACGGGCTCATCGCCTCAGCAATGGCCTCTACGACAGGCACAACAACTGCGTTTCCGAACTGCTTGTAAGCCTGCGTATCTGAAACCGGGATTTCCCATTTCCGGTTTCCCCGTTCAAACCCCATCAAACGTGCACACTCTTTTGGCGTCAGCCGTCTCGGCCGGTTGCCCTTACCCTGATCGATAAGGATCTCTGACCCGTCCTTGTAGTACCGGGCGGAAAGTGTCCTTGCCACATCGTCAGGCCCGAAAAGTCCAAACCCGAAACCGTTGCCCTTTGCCTCGTGTTTTTTCTTGTAGTTCTGCAAGTACGCCCAGAGTTTCGGCGTCAGCGTGTATTTCTCCGGAACGGTATCTTCAAGAATGGTCCCGAGTGTCGGTTCAGGTCCGATCGGGGCTACGATTTCATCGAACGAGAAGTCTTTTGAATGGTCGAGGAAGCCGACGATAAAAATACGGTCACGCCCTTGTGGAACCCAGGGACGGGCGCTGAGAACCTTTGTTGTAACCCGGTATCCGAGTTCCTGCTCCAGCACGTTCATGATGGTCGCAAACGTGCGGCCCTTGTCATGCCGCTGCAGGTTTTTCACGTTCTCGAGCAAAAAAGCCTTGGGACGGTGGAAGCGAATTATCTGTGCGACGTCAAAAAACAGCGTGCCCTGAGTGTCATCAAGGAAACCATGCGGTCGACCGAGTGCATTCTTTTTTGATACGCCGGCAATCGAAAAAGGCTGGCACGGGAAACCGGCAAGCAGAACATCATGCGCCGGAATTCTGGCCAAAGCCTCGTCACCTGACGTGAATTCCCTTATATCTCCGGCAAATACGTGCTCAGGGTCATTCCGGAAATTCTTGCGATAGGTTTCGGTTGCGTATTTGTCCCATTCGCTTGTGAAAACACACTTCCCTCCAATGTTTTCAAACCCGACCCGAAGGCCGCCAATTCCAGCGAAAAGATCGACAAAGCGGAACCGGGCATCCTGTTGCGGCGGACTATTCTGGTCAGCCATCAATCTGAGTATGTCCATAGCGAGGGGCGAGGGGGTACTTTCGCCGCTTTCATGGCGATACGCTGACCGGACCGATACTTTTGTAATCCTTGCAGCCTCTTCAATGGTGAGTCCGGCCATTTCGCGGAGACGGGAAAACTCGTTTGGCGTGGTTGTAATTGCCATCAACCCGAATCCTTACTGTGTCGTTGAGTGCCACGTTGGCACAAAGATTCCCGGTTATCAATTAAAATGTTCTTGTTATGTTCTTTTTGCCTCGTCTTTACACAGCATATCGCCTCATCCGGATGTGGCCTTTGTGTACGGCTCCCAGTTGGCTCCGTTTGGTTGCTCTAAGAAAAAGTAGCAAAACTTGACAATACAACCTTTGCGTTTTTAAGCTGTCGCAGCAATTTCTGGTCCCTTTTCCGCAATCCGGACCACGCTCAAGCCTCGCGTTTCCCGGCGCCGGGGTCGTTCAGCGCTTCCCGCAAGGTTTTAGTGAGATGGGTTTCCAGCCAGGGCAGCAGGCTGTTGAGTTCCAGCGGGTCAGCCGGGTCGTCGGCCTTGGCCATCACGAGGTTGTAGGCGCGGGCGAGTTCTCCGGCGCGGGCGTCCTGGGGCAGGCGAATGTTTGCCGCCGCATGGGTGCGCTCCACGATCCGGGCGACCTTTTTCAGGAGATCGGGGTCTATCGGGACCGCGGTGCGCTCGCCGGGCCGTGGTTCGGCTGATCCTTGCGAGCGCGCCGGTGTGCCTTCGCCGGTCAGGAGCCAGTGCAGATCGACCCCGCAATCGACCGTCAATCTCGCCAAGAGAATTGCGTCCGGCGTCCGGTCACCCCTTTCGTAGGTCGCATAGGTTGAATCGGAAATGCCAAGTCTGGCGCAGAATTCGGCCCGTGTGAGGTCTCCGCGGATCGTGACAAGGCGTTGAGCCAGTTCTGTTTTTGGTTTTGACGGCCTCGCCATTGATAACAAAACACACTAAAGTGCATAAATAATCTTCAAATACGCACGATTGTGTGTATACTCCCCTTGGTTGCGAGTTTCCCGAACTCGAAAACGCCGGTCAAACCGGCGCATTCATTCCTGATCCGATGGCCGCCTCAAGGACTGCACTCCCGATGGGCGGCCGCGATGGAGGCTGGCATGGCAGGGGATACACACCAGAACACAAGACCGTCACAGCGGGACCGGCATGCGATCCGGGCCGATGTGATGCGTTCGGGCCGGCAGCGCTTTGGCGCCGGCTTCACGCTCCAGTTCCTGTCCTGGGCCTATGGCGAACAGCTCTCCACCGTGTCCGATGCCCTTCGGGCCGATCCCCAAAGCCGGCGCGGCAAGATCATTGTCGCGCATTTTCTCGGGGCCGATCCTGAAGATCTGTGGCCGGACGACCGGTGGGGCTCCATGCTGCGTACCTACCACCCGAGTCTCCGCCCGAACGCTACACCGTCCGCCTTCCAAAAGGCCAGACAAAACAAATCCTCCCGCCAGACACGGGTGGCGGCGTGATGGCCGCGCCCCGTCCGCACCCCGCCAAAGCCCGGACGGCTGGACTGCGGACCTTCGCGGACGTCCCCGTTCGCGCGATCCGGGTCCCGGACGACCGGCTGCGGTCCTTCGATCCCGACTGGGCGGCGGTGCTGGCGGAGATGTTTCTCGACAGCGGACAGCAGACGCCGATCGATCTCCTGGCTGAGGGGAAGGGGTTTGTCCTGATCTCCGGCCTGCACAGGCTGGAAGCTGCAAAGCTATTGAGATGGTCCGAGATCGCCGCGCAGATCGTGCCGGAAGACATTTTTCCTTCCAGCGATGTCCTCCGCCGCCGGGAGCTTCTGGAAAACCTCGCCCGCAAGGATCTGAATGCCCTTGAGCGCTGCGAAGGGCTGGCCGAACTGAAGGCGGTCCATGAGCTGCTTTATCCGGAAACCCGGAAGGGCGGCGATCGCAAGAGCCGGGCCTTTCAAGAGGCGCAAAAAAATCAAACGGCAATCTTTGCCTTTTGCCACCATGCGGCGGAGACCACCGGCCTGTCGGACCGGGCGGTGCGGCTGGCGATCACCATCTGGCAGGGCCTTGCGCCGGACAGCCGGGCGCGTCTCAAGGGCACGCCGCTCGCCAACAAGCAGAGCGACCTGAAAGCGCTCAGCGAACTGGCCGCCGAGACCCAATCCAGGGTCCTGGACCTGATCCTGGCCCCGGTGCCCAAGGCGATGTCCGTTGCGGACGCGCTGGTGGTGCTCGCCGGACGCCCGCCGCTGAGCGAGGCGGAAAAGCTCTTCAAATCGGTTTCAAACAGTCTTTCAAAACTCAATTCAAGCGGCCGGGCCGCGGTGTTCCGGCAGCACAAGACCGAGATCCTCGATCTCGCGCAGCGGGAGGGATGGTTCGATGCGTAGGCCCCGCGATCCTTACACAATCGACATGTTCAAGGGCTGGACGCCGCCCCGGGTCTCGGTCGGCTTCGAGCCCGGATCCATTCCGGGCAAGCGGCTGTCCTCGCGCATCAGCCGGGCGGTGGCCAAGGCGCTGCGGGAATCCGGCAAGGACCGGGCGACGATCGCAGGGCAGATGTCGCAGCGTCTCGGATCCCCGGTCTCTGTTGCCATGCTCGACAGCTATGCTGCCGAAAGCAAGACGGACCATAACATTTCCGTGGAACGGCTGATCGCGCTGATCCACGCCACGGGCAAGACCGAGCTGCTCGGGTTTCTGGCCGACGAGTTCGATCTGGCGGTGATCCCCAAGCGCTATGAGAACGTCATCGAGCTCGCCCTGATCGAGGATCACAAGCGGGAGATCGAGGGCCGGGCACGCTATCTGCAAGCCAAGATCCGGAGCGCGCAATGAAGCTCTGGCACACCGCGCAGGACCTCGCCGACCTCAAGCTCGACGGCTTTCCGGGAACCAAACGCGGTGTGCACAAGCTGATCGAGCGGGAGGGCTGGGCGGATACCCCGCTCTGCCGCCGCCGGTCCGGCTCGCTCGGGGGCGGGGGCTTTGAATATCACATCGACCTTTTGCCGCTGCCCCAGAAACTTGCCTATGCCGCCCGGTTCATCTGCGTCGAGCCGGACGATTTTGCCTGTGAGACCCACGAGGACCTGACCACACGGGAACGGACCACGCGCGATGCCCGGCTGATCGTCCTGAAAGTGGCTGAGCGGTTCCACAAACAGTCCGGGATGGGCCAGGCGGTGAGCGATCACCTGTTTTCACAGGCCTATAGGGCCGGGCAGGTGGCCGTGCCCGAGTGGGTTCACGCTGAAATCACATCGCTTTCACGGCGCACCTTGAGCCGCTGGCGCGCGCACATGAAACGCGATCTCAACCGGCTTGGCTCCGATCCCTCCTTTGCGCGCAAGGGCAAGGGGATCCTCGACCGGGCCGAACAGGGGCGTTTGCGCGCCTGGTGCCTGGCGCTTCATGCCAGCAACCCGTTTCTCGCCGCCAAACACATCCGCACCGCCGCGCTCGCCGAATTCGGGCCGTCCGTGCTGATCGATGGCAAACAAGGCCAGCGGCGGGTGGCGATGCCGCCGCTCCGCACCTTTCAGGATGCGCTCAAACGCTGGAAAGAGACGCACCGGAACGAACTCCTGAAGATCACCGATCCGGATGCCTACAAGTCCACGATCCGTTTTGCCGCCACCGGCGCCAACCGGAGGGAACGGCTCAACGAGGTCTGGGAAATCGACGCCTCGCCCTCGGATGTGATGACCACGGACGGGCGCAAGACGATCTATGCGGCGATCGATCTCTATTCCCGCCGGTGCCTGCTGCTGATTTGCGACACGCCGCGGGCGGCCGCGGTCGGGCTTCTCCTGCGCAAATGCCTGATGGCCTGGGGCGTGCCGGAGGAAATTGTCACCGACAACGGCTCCGATTTCGTGGCCAGGGCAACCAAGCGGCTGCTGGACGCGCTGGGGATCGAGCACGACCCTTGCGAGCCGCATGCGCCGGAGCAAAAGGGTACGGTGGAGCGGCTGATCGGCACGTTCCAGCGCGATTGCGCGGCAACGCTTCCCGGCTTCATTGGCCATAATGTCGCCGACCGGAAGGTGATCGAGGCCAGAAAAGCCTTTTCGGCCCGCCTGGGGACGGAGGATGCGAAGCTCTTCCATGTGGAAATGAGCGCGGCCGAGCTTCAAGCCGAAGCCGACCGCTGGGCGCTCCAGCAATATGCCCACACGCCCCATGCCGGGCTCAAGGGCAAGACGCCGTTTCAGGCGGCGCAGGCCTGGAACGGCGATCTTCGCGCGATCAAGGACCCGGCTGTGCTCGATGTCCTGCTGGCGCCGGTTCCGGGATCCGATGGCCTGCGGCGGGTCACCAAGCTCGGGATCCGGGTCGATGGCAGCCAGTATCTCACCGGCGATGTCATGCCGGGCCGGACTATCCTGTGTCGTCACAATCCGGACGACCTCGGCCGCCTGTGGCTGTTCGAGCCGGATGGCGAGACGTATCTCGGCGAAGCGCTGTGTCCGGATCTCGCCGGGCTGGATCCGGCGGCGACGATCGCCGAGGTCCGCGCCCGGCAAAAGGCGCTGGAAACGGACGCGCTGGCCGATATCCGCAAAGCCAAGCGCCGGATCACGCCGCGCACGGTCGCCGAGGCGCAGCGCGCGGCCTACCAGATGAATGCCGACATTCTGGCCTTTCCCAAGCCAGCCCGGCCTCATGAGACGCCGCAATCGCTGGCGGCCAGGGCTGCGAAACAAAAACCCAAGCCACAACCGCTGTCGGGCCGGGAAGCGGCCATGTTCGACCGTCTGACGCAGGCGGACAAACCCGCCGTCCCGGCCACTGTCCCGGCCACCGTCCATGCTTTGGCCGCAGCCGACACACCCGAGAGCCGGTTCCAGCGGGCCTTGCAACTGGAGGCGCGCCTGGCCGAGGGCACACCGCTCAGTGACCGGGACGCGCTCTGGCTCACCGGCTACAGGGAAGGCCCCGAATACCGCGCCCGCAAGCTCCTGAGCGACCACGCCGCCCACTCCATCAGAGGACCGAGGAGACCTGGATGACGCACAACCGCACCTCCGAGACCCGATCCGGTGGTCTCGCCGCCTTGAAGAATGTCGCAAGGTTCCTGACCCTCGTCGAACTCTTGCGCGCCAGCGGGCCGCATCTGCCGGGCATCGGCGTGTTTCACGGGTTTTCCGGGTATGGCAAGACCTATTCGGCGATCTACGCCCAGAACGTCACGGGCGCGCTGCGGGTCGAGGTCGGCGACAGCTGGACCCGCAAGAAGTTTCTGGAAAACATCCTGAAGGAGGCGGGCCGCGAACCCCGGCGCGGCTCGATCGCGGATCTCACCGAGCAGGCGATCCTGGCGCTTGGCGATGATTTCGACCGGCCGCTGATCATCGACGAGGCCGACAAGCTCGCGGACAAGAACATGCTCGAGCTGATCCGCGAGATCCAGGAGCATTCCCAGGTGCCGATGCTGCTGATCGGCGAGGAGCTGCTGCCGCAAAAGCTTCAAGCGGTCGAACGGGTGCACAACCGGGTGCTGGAATGGGTGCCGGCGGAAAAATGCGACCTGGACGACACGCGGGCGCTGGCGGACCTGTTTTGCCCCGGCCTTGTTCTTTGCGAGGATCTGATCGCCCAGGTGCTGGAGAAGTCCGGCGGCCGGGCGCGGCGGATCGTCGTCAATCTCAACCGGATCCGCGAGACGGCGCGCAACGAGCGGGCGGACACAGTCAGCACCGGCCGGTTTCCGGAAGACTGGTTCTATACCGGCGATCCGCGCGGCCGGGCAAAGCGGAGGGCCGTTTGATGCCGATCCAGCTCGAATTGCGCGTGACCACTGGCAAACCCGTCTACCGGGGCCATGATCACTATTGGAGTGTGATCCGGGATCTGGGCAAGGGCGGGCGCCTGTTCACCTTTGAAGAGATCGATCTGAGGTGCAACGACCGGGACGGCAAATGCATCAGCGATTATGTCATCCGTCTGCTGCGGGCCGGATTTCTCGAAATTGCCGAGACCCGCGACCATCTGGTGACCCGTTATGCCTCCACAAACAAGAGCACGCGACCCGAAAATGTCTACCGGCTGCTAAAACGCCCTTCCGCAACACCGATCCTCAACCGGGACGGTTCGCCCGGCAAGCTGGGGCAGGGCCAGATCCAGCTGTGGACCGCAATCCGGTCGCTGTCCGCTTTCGACGTCAATGAGCTGGCGATCGCAGCCAGCACGGTGGATGTGCCGGTTCGGGCAAAGTCGGCGCAAGCCTATATCTACCGGCTGGAGCTTGCCGGGTATCTGCAGGTGCTGCGCAAGGGAAAAGCGGCAACACCAGGCATCTGGCGTCTGAACCCCGCCATGAACACCGGGCCAAAACCACCGAAAATCCTGCGCTCCAAACTCGTTTATGACGCGAACCTGAAACAGGTCATGGGACCCGTTGTGGCCGAAGAGGTAGCGGCATGACTTTTGATCCCACCATGACTGACAAGGCGCAAGCCGCCTGGGGTCCGGACATGCCGGACTGGGTCCGCGAACTTGCCGCGCTGGCCAGCCGCACCAGCCTGAACGCGGCTGCCAAACGCCTCGGCTATTCGCCTGCGACCCTCAGCCAGACGCTCGCCAACAAGTATCCCGGCGATCTGGAAAAGATCGCGGCGACCGTGCGCGGCGCGCTGTTGGGCGAGACGGTTGTCTGCCCGGTGCTCGGAGAAATCGGCCGGGATGCCTGCCTTTCCTGGCAGGCAAAACCGCGGGCCGTCACCAACGCCGTGCGCACCCGCGTTTTCCGGGCCTGCCGGTCCGGCTGCCCGAATTCCCGCCTCAAACCCCGCACCCCGATCCACGAGCCCCCGGAGGAGAGCCATGCTGAGTGACGACATCACCAATCTGTGCCGGACCCTGTTCGTCAAGGCCCAGGACTTCGAGGCCAGCGATCCCATGCATGGCTATCTGCTGCGGATTGCCGGGCGGGTGGCCACGTACCGGGACCAGATCCGGCAACTGGAGCAGGCGGTGGTGCCCGGGCACGCGAGGGGCATGACCGTGATCGACCTCAGCGGCGACACGGTGGTCCCCTTTCCCAAGGCCCGGCTGCCCCGGCCGGATGGAGGGGTGTCATGATTTCGACAGGCCACTGGACGCGGCGGGAACTGGCCATGCTGGTCGGCCTCGACCGCATGGGCGACAGCATCGAGGACATTGCCCTGGTGCTGGAGCGGACCGAACTCGACGTGCGCACCGGTCTTGAGACCGCCAAGGCCATGCTGCCGCTGCCCGGGGACCTGCCGAGGATCCGCAAGCGCCGGCGCATGTGCGTGCTGCGCAATCGCAACCCCGTCCCGGCGCGGCCATGCCCCGGCCGCACGACCCCGGAGGCCACCGCCGCCCTGATGGGCGACCCGGCTCCGGGGCGCAGTGCCCTGGACCAAATCCAAGCAGCCAAAGGAGACTGACCATGGACACATTGACCGGCGGCCCCGAGACCCGTCAGGACCCGCAGGCCGGGGACGGCAACCCGCGGCAGGCCGCGGACGGGGTTCTCGATCTGGGCGGACAGCGCTACATGCGCGATGCCAAGGGCAACCTGGTGCCGCTCGCCAATGTCAAGCCGCAGCACAAGCTGGAGGACGAGACGGTGCGCAAGATCATCGCCCATGCGGACGCCCTGTCGGCACAGATCGGCCGGTTCAAGGGCCATACCACAACGGATCTGGGGGAGCTCGACGCGCTGCTTGCCCAGGAATACGGGGCGGTGAAGGGCGGCAAGAAGGGCAACCGGACCTATCAGAGCTTCGACGGGCTGATGAAGGTCACGGTGCAGGTGTCGGATTTCGTGGATTTCGGGCCGGAGCTCCAGACCGCCAAACAGCTGATCGACGCATGCCTGACCGAATGGTCGGCGGACAGCCGCCCGGAAATCAAGGCGATCGTGACGCGGGCCTTCAACACCGACAAGGAAGGCCAGATCAACAAGTCGGACATCTTCCTGCTGCTGCGGCTCGACATTGCCGATGCAAGGTGGGGCCGGGCCATGGACGCGCTGCGTGACGCCATGCGGATCACCGGCTCGAAATCCTATGTCCGCTTCTATCACCGCGCTGCCCCGGAAGCGGCCTGGCAGCCGATCACCATTGATCTCGCCAAAGTGGTGTAAAACAGGAATTGCACCAAAGGAGAGCGCCCGCACAGGAGGCAGGCATGGTTTACCGCAAGGACGAAAACGGCAACCCGGATCCGCGCCATCACCGGCATAACGATCAGGTGATCGCCCTGCGGCTCGACAAGCTGATGTCCGCACAAGAGCAGATCTATTGGCACATCACCCCGCATCCGGAGCTTGGCGGGCGAACGCCCATGGAGCTGAGCGCGGAGGGCCGCCACGAGGACCTGTTCGCCCTGATCGACCGGATGGAAGCGGCGAGGCGGTGATCCATGACCCGGCCCGGATCCCCCTCGTCCCACCCACCCGCTCCCGACTTCGCGGAGACGGAGGCCCTGCGCTCGGCCCGGGCGCGGCTTCTGCGGGAAGCCGAGCGCCGGCGCTACCGGCTCCACCGCCTGTCCGGGCTGACAGGAGACCTTAAAGCGGCCACGACCGAACTGCTCCGCCGGGAACTGGCGGCGGCCACGCGCGCGCCAAAGGGCGATGAACAGCGCCAGGCGGCACCGGAATCCCCGGTGCCGCCGGATATGCCTGAGCCCCCGGTGCGCTGCCGCTGGCTGCCCTACCGCGACGATTGAGGACCGCCCATGAGCGACCTTGCACGCATCCACATTCTCAAGAAACAGGCCGGTCTCGATGACGATGCCTATCGCGATCTTCTGGAACGGGAGACCGGCAAGCGCTCGGCCCGCGCGCTGAGTCCCCGCGAGCGGCAGGCAGTCATCCGGGCCTTGATGCGTCTTCAAGGACCGGTTCTGGAGCTGGCGGCGGACCGCAGCGCCTATGCGCGCAAACTCCGGGCGTTGTGGTGCACCGGCTACTGGCTGGGCGTGATCGACACCCGTGCGCCGGAGGCCATGCGGGCCTTTCTCAAACGCCAGACCGGGCTCGACAGCGACCGGTTCCTGCGCGACCCGAAGGACGCGGACAAGGCGATCGAGGCGCTGAAGGACTGGATCCGCCGCAAGACCGCCAATCCCGGCCTGTTCCGGATCGAGAAGGGCCTGCCCGCGATCTACAACAATCCGCAGTTCCAGGTGGTCCTGCATGTCTGGTCCAAGCTTGCCGCTGTGCAGGCGGCGCCCTCCAGCACGCTGACCGGCTATCTGATCGACACGTTCGGCCATGGCGATCCGGAGCGCTTGAACGGCGCCGACTGGATCGCGGTACACCGGGAGCTTGGCACGCTGTACCGGGCGACGCTGGTGCGCCGGGGCGCACGGGGGACCAGGCGCCCATGAGCCCGCCGTCCGCTCCTTTCGCGCCCCCGGCCCATATCGCGCCTTATGTGGAGGTGCTTGGCGAGGCGCTGGCGATCCGGTTCTTTCTGGCCTTTGGCGGCTCGGAACTCTATCTGCCCCGGCGCCCGGATCGCTCCATGGTGGTGGAATTGACCGGCCCGGACAAAGCGGCCATGCTGGCCGAACACCTTGGCCCCGGCATCGTGCGCGTGCCGATCCCCAAGCCCTGGCTGGCCGCGGTCCTGGAACGGGAGGGCAAGTCCAAGGCGGCGATCGCCCGGCTGCTCCATGTGGACCAGACCACGGTCCGCCGCTGGGCGGCCCGGGCGCGCGACCGTACTCAACTCTCCCTGTTCGACACCTGATCCCTGATCATCCGGGCTCCCGCGTGGGTGATGTTTTCGCGGTCCTTCCGGCACGGTTTTCCCATGAGTTTGACGAACCGGGACCGAGCCATGACATTGACCGCGCGCAGCCTCAAACGCCTTGACGGCGTCCATCCCGATCTTGTGCGGGTGGTGGAACGGGCCGCCGCGACCACCTCCCAGCCGTTCCAGGTGATCGAGGGCGTGCGCAGCCTTGCCCGCCAGCGCCAGCTTGTGAACCGGGGCGCGTCCAAGACCCTCAACTCAAGGCATTTGTCCGGCCACGCGGTCGACCTGATGGCGATGATCGGCACCCGGGTCTCCTGGGAAGTGCCGCTTTATTACCGGATCGCCGATGCCATGAAGGAGGCGGCCCGCGATCTGGGCGTGCCGCTGGAGTGGGGAGGCGACTGGGCCTCTTTCTTTGACGGCCCGCATTTCCAGCTGCCCTGGTCAACCTATCCCAAATCCGCCAATCCGGCACGGGCCGCCGCGCCGCCCGATGTGAGCGAACGGGCCGAGACGCGGGCCTCCAGGGTTCTGGCCATCGGGGACCGGGGCGCGGCGGTCCGCACCCTGCAGGACAGTCTTTCGCGCCTCGGCTTCGCGCTCGTCCAGGACGGGGTCTTCGGGCCGCAAACGCGCCGTGCCGTCAAGGCGTTCCAAGCCTTCGCGGGCCTTGCCGTGGACGGGATCTTCGGACCGGTCAGTGCCCGCGCCCTGCGCCTTGCCCTCAAACGCCGGGTGAGGCCCGATTGAAAGGAGCTTTCAATGACTGACACCAAACCGCTGTTCAGGTCCAAGACCTTCTGGGGCGCGGCTGTGGCCGTGCTTGGCGCGCTAGCCGGACTGTTCGGGATCGAGATCACGGCGGCCGACCAGGCGGAGCTGACAGGCCTGACGGACCGGATCTTTGCCGCCTGGGACAGCCTGGCGGTGATCGCGGGCGCGCTGCTGGCCATCTATGGCCGGGTGACGGCCCGGCAAAAAATCCGGTGAGGCATGGGATGGCTCGCCGTTCTCAAGGCGCTCAGCGCCTTCCTTGCCGAAATCGCCGCGACCGTGCGGACCCGGCGGCTGCTGGCGGCCGGCCGGGCGGAGGCGGTGGCGCAAAGCCTGACGGAGGCCGCCCATGCGCTTGAACGGGCAAGGGCCGCGGAAGGGGCTGTGCGCGCTGAGCTTGACGCTCATCCTGACCGGCTGCGTGACGATGACGGGTTCCGGAGGGATTAAACCGGCGGACCGTCAGGGCGGGGTGACCGTGCTTGAAAAATCCGGTCTCCGGCCGGTTCTCCTGTGCGGGACCGTTGATCCGATCCGCTGGTCGCTCAAGGACACGGACGGCACCATCGAACAGGTAAAGGTGCTGAACGCCAAATGGCGGGCGCTGTGCGGCCCGCCTGCCGGACATCCCGGCCATGCTCCCTGAGACCTTGAAAGACTGGGCGAGCCTGATCGCCGTGCTCCTGTCGCTCGGCGCCATCGTGCATTCCTGGCTGACCTCCCGGGTGAAGGTGAATTCGGAACATCTGAAAGCGGTCGACCAGAAGCTGATCGAGCTGGACCGGCGGATCCAGGCGGCCGAAAGCGAGCTGTCCCATCTGCCCGCCAAGGACGATGTGCTGGAGCTGAAACTGGCGCTGGCGGAACTGCGCGGCACGGTCGGGCGGCTCGATGAAAGCCTGTCGGGCGTCTCGCGCACCGTGCACCGGGTGGAGGACTATCTGATGAAGGAATCGAGCCGATGAGCTATGCCGACCATGCGGCGGCCGATTGCCGCCTGATCATCCTGAAAGCTCTGGCGGGCGAGACCGACCACCGGCTCAACGAGACCCTGATCCAGAAGATCCTGGAAAGCTTCGGGCACACGAAGCCCCGCGATTATGTGCGCACGCAGCTGAGCCGCCTGGAAAACCTGGGCGCGGTGCGCCTGTCTGCCGCTGGGTCGGTCCTGGTGGCCGAGTTGCTTGGCCCCGGCCTTGATCATGTGGAACGCCGGGCGCTGCTGGACGGTGTGCTCAAACCCTCGCCCGGGACCTGACCATGGGACGGGTCAAGAAGGGGCGGGGGCGCCTGTCCGCCATCGAGCAGCTGCCACCGGCCTGCGATCCGGTGATTGCCTGGGCCGCGAATGAGTTGCGATCCCGCGACCAGACCCAGAAGGAGATCTATGAGGAGTTCTTTCTGAAACTGGAGGTGCTTCAGCGCGAGCATCGCGGCGAACTGGACTTTGCCATTCCCTCCTTTTCCGCCTTCAACCGCTATGCGATCAAGCTCGCGACCTTGACCCGGCGGCTGGAGGACACGCGGGCGATCGCCGCCAGTATCGCGGAAAAATTCGATGCGCAGGCGTCCGACGATCTGACGCTGATCGCGGCCGAGGCGATCAAGACGCTGGTCTTCGAGGTGCTGACGGACGCGGGCGAAAGCGGGATCGACCCGAAAGGCGCGCTCAATCTCGCCGGGGCGCTTCGGGCCGCGGCGCAGGCGCAAGGCGTCTCGACCCAGCGGCGCCAGAAGGTGGAAAGCGATTTTGCCAGACGGACGGAAAAGGCCGTCGACCGGGTGGCGAAGGTGAAAGGCCTGAGCGCGGACACGGCCGAGGCGATCAAGGCGCAGATCCTGGGCGTTGCCAAACCGGGGGAGGGGGCGGCATGAGTTCCCCGCTCACAAAAGCCGACTGGACGGAGCTGCGCCGGGCGTCGATGACGGCCATCGACCGGATCGCGGACCAGGTCGGCCTGCCGAATGTGCTGCTTGGCTATCAGTCGAGGGCCGTCGGCCTGCTGGAATCGACAGCCATCCGGGTGCTCTTTATCGAAAAGTCCCGGCGGATCGGCATGACCTGGGGGCTGGCGTCCTACGCGGTGCTGCGCGCGGCCCGGGAAAAATCCGCCGGCGGCATGGACGCCATGTATATCTCCTATTCCCAGGAAATGACCCGCGAGTTCATCGATGCCTGCGCCATGTGGGCAAGGGCCTATGCGGTGGCGGCACTCTCCGAGGACGAGTTCCTGTTCGAGGACACCGACCCGGCCGACCCGGCAGAGACAAGGCACATCCAGGCCTTCCGGATCCGGTTTGCCTCCGGCTTTGAAATCCTGGCGCTGTCGTCGGCGCCCCGTTCGCTCCGCGGCAAGCAGGGCGTCGTGATCATCGACGAGGCGGCGTTCGTCGATCAACTTGCCGAACTATTGAAGGCCGCGCTCGCCTTTTTGATGTGGGGCGGGCAGGTGGTGGTCTGTTCCACCCATGACGGCAGCGACAATCCGTTCAACATCGCCGTTCAGGACATTCTGGCCGGCCGCTCGAAATACGCCCATCTGCGCGTGGATCTGGACGATGCGCTCAAGGACGGGCTTTATGAGCGGATCTGCCTGGTGCAGGGCCGGGCGTGGAGCCCGGAAGGCGAGGCCGCGTTCCGGCAGGACATCATCGATTTTTACGGCGAGGGCGCGGACGAGGAACTGTTCTGCATTCCGGCCATGGGCTCGGGCACCTGGCTCGCAGCTCCCCTCATCGAAGCGCGGATGACCGCCGATGCCCCGGTGCTGCGGCTCGATCTGCCCCGGGACTTTCTGCATCTTGACCGGCTGGCCCAAAGGATTTTGGTGGCGCCGTTCCGCGACGCGCTCGAGGCGGTGCTGGAGGATCTCGACCTATCCCCGCTTTATGCCTTCGGCTTCGATTTCGGGCGGGTGTCGGATCTGACCGTCGGCTGCCTGCTTTCGATCGACAAGCGGCTTACCCGCCGCGAGGTGCTCTCCTTTGAACTCAGGGGCGTGCCGGGCGAGGAACAAAAGGCCATTGTCAAAGCCGTTTTATCCGCCGTTCAAACCCGGCTTGTCGGCGCGGCGTTCGACGCCACCGGCATGGGCTGGACGGTCGCCGAGGACATGGGTCGGCGGTTTGGCCTGCGCGAAGATCCGGAGGGCGCCGGGCTGGTGATGGCCGTCCATTTTTCCGAAACCTGGTACCGGCTGGAAATGCCGCCGCTGAAAGCCGCCTTCGAGGACGAAACGCTGTTTCTGGGCCGGGACGCGGATCACCTGAGCGACCTGCGCGCCGTCAAACTGATCCGGGGCATTCCGCGCGTGCCGCCCGTCCGTGAAGGCGAAAAGGGCAAGAAGCGTCACGGCGATTATGCCATCGCGCTGGCGCTGGCGCATTTTGCCAGCCGGATGCAATGGCGGGAATTCGGCTATGAGCCCGTGCCGCACAGCCCGTCGCGGTTCGAGGAGCGCGGGGCGGAGGACCGGGACAGCCTCGACGGGGCCTTCAGACTGGCCGGATCCCGGCGGAAAGGGCTGTGGTGATGGCACCTAAACACACCGGATTGGTGGACATGCATGGCCGGTCCATCTCGGCACGGTCGCTCAAGACCGAGCAGGCGGGGGCCGAGCTCAGGGCCGTGCGCCGGAACGATACGTTCCATCCGGCGAGCGGTTTGACGCCGCAGCGCCTGGCGCGGATCCTGCGGGATTCGATCGATGGCGATCCGGAGCCCTATCTGGCGCTCGCCGAGGACATGGAAGAGCGCAACGAACATTATGCCGGGGTGCTGGGCACCCGCAAACGCCAGGTGGCGGGGCTGGAGATCACGGTCGAGGCGGCCAGCGATGCGGCAATGGATGTGGCCGCGGCCGATCTGATCCGCGAGGTCACGGAACGCGACCGGTTCCGCGATGAGCTGATCGATATTCTGGACGCGGTCGGCAAGGGGTTTTCCGCCACGGAAATCCTCTGGGACACGTCCGAGGGCGAATGGCGGCCAAAGGCGTTCAAGTGGCGCGATCCGCGCTGGTTCCGCTTTGACCGGGACGATCCGGAGCGTCTCTTGTTGCGCGGGGTCCAGACCGACGAGCCGCTCAAACCCTTCGGCTGGATCGTGCACACCGCCAAGGCCAAGTCCGGCCTGCCGATCCGCGGCGGGCTGGCGCGGGGCGCGGCCTGGTCGTTCCTGTTCAAGGCCTTCACCTTGAAGGACTGGGCGATCTTTTGTGAAAGCTATGGCCAGCCCTTGCGGCTCGGCAAGTTCGGACCGGGCGCGACGGAAGACGACAAACAGAAGCTGATGCAGGCGGTCGCCGGGATCGCGTCGGATTATGCCGCGATCGTGCCGGAAACCATGGCGATCGACTTCATCGAGGCGAAACTCACCGGCTCGCTCGATCTCTATGAACGGCGCGCCGACTGGCTCGACCGGCAGATCTCCAAGCTGGTGCTCGGCCAGACCGGAACGACGGATGCGATTGCCGGTGGCCATGCGGTCGGCAAGGTGCATGACGAGGTGCGCGCCGACATCGAGGAGGCGGACGCCCGCCAGCTCGCCGCCAGTCTCAACCGCGATCTGGTCCGCCCGCTGATCGATCTGAACCTCGGACCCCAGAAAGCCTATCCGGCGATCCGGATCGGCCGGCCGGACGAGGTGGATGTGACCGAGCTGGTGGAGAATGTCGCCAAGCTCGTGCCGCTCGGGCTGAAGGTCGGCATGTCGACCCTGCGCGATCATCTCGGCCTGCCCGATCCCGATCCGGACGAGGAGGTTTTGGGGGCGCCAGCCCAGCAAGACCCGCAAACGCCGGACCAACCAACACCTCCAGCCAAATCTGAGCCATTACGGGCGCAAGCGTTCCGGACAGGGCCTGTGGCCGCGCCTCCTGACGCCGTTGAGCGGGCAGTGGATGGGCTGCTCGACGAGGGCTGGGAAAGGCTGGTGGGGCCGGTGGTTGACGGGCTGGACGCCGAGATCGGCGGGGCCGAGACACTGGAGGAGGTGCGGGCGATCATCCGGCGCCGGGCCGAATTCATGGGACTTGCGGCCTTTACCGACACGCTGGCGCAAGCCGCGTTTGCCGCGCGGATTTCCGGGGAAGCGGATGAGGATCTCAGGTGAGCGTGGACCTGACCCCGCTGCCGCCCCGCGATGCCATCCGGGCGCTTCAGGCCCGCGGCGGGCGGCTCCATCCGTCCTTCGCCTGGCAAGATGTGTATGCCGAGGATCATGCGGCCATGTTCACGGTGGCGAAATCCGCGGGGCATTCGATCCTGGAAGACATTTTCAATGCCGTCTTGAACGCCCTCGAAAACGGCGAAACCCTGGACAGCTTTTCCCGCCGCCTGAAACCGGTCCTCGTTCAAAAAGGGTGGTGGGGGGAGGCGGTCGAGGTGGATCCGCTCACCGGCGAGCCGGTCAAGGTCCGGCTGGGGTCCTTGCGGCGGCTCCGGACCATCTTCGAGGTCAACATGCGGGTGTCCTATGCGGCCGGGCACTGGGCGGCGTTCGAGCGCACCAAGGCCCGGCGGCCTTATCTCCGCTATGTCGCCGTCCAGGACGGGCTGACCCGGCCGCAGCACTTGAAGCTGCACAATCTGGTGCTGCCCGTGGATCATGCCTTGTGGGACACGCACGCGCCGCCCAATGGCTGGAACTGCCGCTGCACACTGCAGAGCCTGTCAGACGCCGACATCGAACGGCTTCAGGCCGAGGGTGGGGCGCTGCGGTTCGCGCCGCCCGCAGTTTCCTTGCTTCCCTGGACGAACAAGCGGACCGGAGAGGTGCGGCTGGTGCCGGAGGGGATCGATCCGGGCTGGGATTACAATCCCGGGAAGGCCGGGCATACCGAGACGGTGCGGCGGCTGGAAAGCCGTGGCGGGCCGGATTTGGGACAAGCGCCATAAAGCGCCGCTGGGGCGCGTAGGGTGCGAAAGCGCAGGATGGGGCGGAAAAGAACCGCGCGGCGCTGTGGGGGTGTTTAAGGGGTGTTTAACGGGGGAATTGTGAGTAATGGGCAGTAACTAATACGAGGGATATTCGCATAGCGGCGAAATCCAAAGCGCGATCAGCCTTGTGTAGAGTTTTCCAATAACGGTCGGATATCTGCTAGCATTTTTGCCTGCGCGGATATCAGATCTCCTCTGACATCAATTCGATAGTGATAAAACTGTGCGCCAGTCGCGAGACGTCCGATCCGCTCCATCCGCTGGCTTTCGCCCTCGTTCGTTGGCGAGAAAAGAATGCCGAATGGCGCATTGGCCGCAGTAACGTGACTAATGATTTGGTATCGGTCAGATTCCTTTATCTTGGGCTTGTACTTAACTTCGCCGAGACCGATCACGTTTTTCCTACCGCGCCGAAATATCAGGTCAGGCTTCGTCGGATACGTCTTGTTGTCCTCGAACAGCCTGCCTTGGTGTTTGTTGCCATCGAGCACTGTGATCTTTTGTTCGCGAAGCGCATCGATAAAGGTCTTTCGAATGAATCGCTCGAAAATGTCTTCAAGGTCGAAGAGGAAGGATGGCAGCTCCTTCCCGCTTGGTTCGAAGGTGAAGGCGATGCCACCGCCTGTCAGCAAGAGCTGATAGACACGGAGCAAGCCTTCATAGTTGCCCCGTAGCCTGAGCGAGACGGTATCATCGAGGAAGAAGTCCTGCCCAGTCGGTTCGCGCTCATTGACGCGGCGCAGGGTATCGAGAGCGATCTGAATGAGACGGCGTTCTTCATCCCAGGATTTGGTCGGTGGAATAATCCGCGCAAAGCGCAGACAAGCGGCTTTGATAATCTGGTTCACGGGGCTGTCGAGCCCGAACTCAAAAACGCTGGAAACGGTGTCGATGGGATTACCTCTTGAGAGATAACGGCTAATCGTTTGGCCGAACTCGACACGCGGCTTGTAGAACCCGTCGACGGTGCGCGGATAGTAGCTTCGCTCGAGCCCTGCTGAGAGTGCGTCCCGCAGGTAGTGACAGAAGCTTCGCGCAAGAAGTTGGATCGGCGCAGGCTTGTCTGTGGTCTGATACCGCCTGATTGTCGGGAGAATACGATCGTATGTCTCCCCGCCTATTTCTAGCATCGTCCAGAGGTTCTCAATCGGAAACTTGGGGACGATGTTGAGTGTGATCGAGCTGGTCAGAGGCAAATAGCCTATGAGCCCGAGTGCCATGAGGTTCACACCATCGGCAACGTCCTTGAATTCGAGAGCCTTGAGCTCGCGGGTTTCGGGCAGAATTAGCGAATGCCCGCGATGGTCAACAAGCTCACTGCGTGCGAAGTAGCGTCTGCCGCGTTCTTCGACTTCGACGATGCGTGTCTCAGGAAGTGGCATCAATCCTGCCTGCCCTAGCCTTCAGCGGTTGCTTCGCCTTCGGCAGCCCCATCGTCACCGTCATTATCATCACCCGCCGCCTCGGCTGCTTCGTCGATTTCGAAAAGCTCATCGACGGTTTCCTTGATGGCGTTGAATCTCTGGCGATCATGGAACAAGGTCCGCTGCAAGCCGAGCTTGACACGCCCTTCCCATACATCTGCCAAATCTTCAATGGTGCGAACATGAAGGAAATTTGTATGGCCAAAGCCAGCGGGGAAGGACTCATTCAGGATATCGAACAGGCGCAAGACCCGTGACAGCACTCGTTCCTCAACACCCTTGTCTTTGAGGTACTTTTGAAGGAACGGCTTGTCGGGCTCCATCATGATCACGATGAAGCGACGCAAGAGCGCATCGTCGAGATCGGTGACAGAGCGGTCGAACGGATTAGCCGTGGCCAGAACGATTAAGTTGCGGGGCAGCTTTGTCTTCTTGCCTGAGATTGCGAGCGTGAACTCCTTCTCGCGGTAATCGAGTTCAAGATAGGTAAGAAGCTCGCCGAAGATGCGCGCGACATCGCCACGATTCAGCTCGTCAATGACTAGCACGTATTTGTTGTCGCCATCTGTTTTTGCCCGCTCCGCAAAATTCAGGAAGTGGCGCGGGTCGAGCTTGTAGGTAACACTCTTGGCTTCGCCGTCTTCGTCCTGGGCCTCGACGGGACGGAACCCTTCGACGAAATCATCGTAGCCGAAGGCAGGATGAAACTGGAGGAACAGCACGCGGTTTTCATCGCCGCCTGTAAGGAAATCGGCGATATCATGCGCGTATTTGGTCTTACCCGTGCCTGGCGGTCCTGCGAGAAGGAAGGAGTGGCTCGTATTTTTGTTGATGGCGTTGAGGATAACGGACAAGATCGCATCATCGCCGCTCATAATACCCTTCTTTGCGGGATCGTCCTCGGGCTCTGTGGGGGCTGGCGGTGCGGCGATATAGGCCGAAAGTTTGGGCGCGAGTTGTTTGATGAAGGAAGCATCAGTAGGCCGAGCATTCAGTGTGCTAGGCCAAGAGCGCTCCGGGTTCAGTTTGAACCTGCCCTTGTAGGGCGGTTGAAAATCCTGAAGTCTGAGTTCGGTCTGGAGTAAATGATCGTACAGGGCTTGCCAGTTCTCGATCTCGTCTGGAAAGCCGTTGAAGGCAAAGAGCCAGACCATGAAGTCTTCAAAATCAAACGTTTCGGGGATTTCACTTTCGAGCGCGGGCTGGAAGTCAGCCGTGAGGCGCACGGTTGTCTTCTCGCCTTCAATATATCCTTTCAGCCGCATCTCGCGGTAGCCGCGACTGGAGAAGAGGTTGCCCCACATCTTCGTGTCTTGGCGGATCATGTAGTCGCCAGCGAAGTTTCCGCTCTTCCACTTGATGCCCTTCAGGCGAGGGCGAAGAAGGTTGTGGCCCGAGGGGTAAGCATCAACTCCGACAAGTTTAGCGTTAAAATAGCGGTCGAGAAAGTGATCGGTGCCGAGATTTTTGGACATATCGACGAAGTGGGCGGGGCCGACATCGTTGGCAGCAAAAACAAAAGCGGGTATCAGCCAATTCGCACTGATCTCTTGAAGAGCCTCAATTGACGTTTTGATTGTTGGAATATCAAAGTACTGCACGATCTATACTTTTTTTGCTGTCCCTGGTTTGCGGAAGTTCTGTCTGTTGCCAGCCCACTCGTCCCAAAGCGGTGACGGTTTTTGCAGGCTTTCGACAAGGTCACCCCATGACGAGGAATGGTATCCTTCGCTCTCGATAGCACCCTGAACGTAGTCGATATAGTCATCACCCATATCGATCCCGACAACATTGCGGTGATGGGCCATCGAAGTCAGTACGGACGTGCCGCTACCTACAAAAGGATCGAGAACATGGCCGTTAGGGGGGCTTGCAACCTCGACGCAGCGCCGTACAAGCTCCGAAGGGAAAGCGGCATTGTGCTTAGCGCGCCGATTACGTTCGATAGGGATATTCCAGACATCCTCCTCAACTAGCTTGGAGCGATCAAAGCTGTAAAAGCGCGATTTGGAAAACATGAAGACGAATTCGTATTGCCGATATGGCCTATCCCGCGCGGTCGGCTCAACAAATGCATTGCAGCGGTTCCAAATGATCGAACTGCGAAGCGTCCAGCCACGTTGCTGCATTTCGAAAGCAACTTTCCAGGGAATGCCGATCATACTCTTCTTAGGGATATCCCATCCGCTCACGTCAACGGGACGGACCTTCTTGCGAAAGAAGTTGCGGGATGAGCATTTTGGATCGCTGCCGTGGGGCTGCCCGTTCCCAGAATAGTACGTGTCGCCAATATTCAGGAAGAATACGCCTTCGGGATGGAGGGTACGTTTGACTTCATCAAACACACCCATAAGTGCATCAACATAGTCGTCGACTGTTTCTTCGTGTCCGAGTTGGTCATCATATCCGTAATCGCGCACCCAAAAATAAGGCGGTGAAGTGACGGCAACATTGAAAACGTTATTGGGTAGCGATTTGAGCATAGTCGCGGAGTCCCCATGCATTAACCCCGCAAAGTGTCCAGCCTTCGACACATATGCAAAACGATCATAACTTTTCTGCGTATCAGTTGCTGGATCGTTGCCAATAGTAGAATGCTTGGAGTTTGAAGACTTTGTATCCATAATTGCAATATGCTCTCTCGTGACAGTTAAAGAAATGCCTCCGACTCATTTCCATCTGATGGATTAAATCACCTCAGTTAAATTCTTTTGATCAAAGCCCATCACAGCCGACCTTTCGGAATTGAACATCAATTGATATCTTTTTCAGATATAAGTGCATTAACGAACGGTGCCATCTAGAATCACTAGCCAATTTTCCCATACCCTATAATAGGCGAGCGGCGCGTCAATCTATGATTTCATTTGTGATCGACCCGCAATAATGAACGTCCTCCCCCACGCCTCCGCCCGGATGGTCTGATCCCCGCTCATCCCCCAAGGTTCGCTCATGTCCAAGCGAACCGACCCCTTTCTGATCACCGCCGCCGATCCAGTTGCCGCGCCTGACGCGGGCGCCGATCCCTGGATCAAGCTGCTGCCTTCGGGCACGTTTTCCACCCGCGACGGGCGTGGCCCGTTCACGGCCGGGGACGCAGATCAGCTTCAAGCAATCATTGCCCGCACCAAGGCCCATCTCGGGCAAACCCAGATGATGGTCGACTATGACCACCAGGCGGTGTTTTCGGCTGTTGAAGGCGTTGGCGGCACAGCCAAGGCCGCGGGCTGGATTTCGGACTTCGAGGCGCGGGCGGACGGGATCTATGGCCAGGTCGCCTGGACCGAGGCGGCGCGGACAGCGCTGGCAGCCCGGGAATACCGGTATCTCTCGCCGGTGTTTCTGACCGACCGCTCAGGCCTGGTTGTGCGGCTTGTGAATGTGGCGCTGGTCAATCTGCCCGCCATCGATCTTGCCGCCATCGCGGCGCGGGCGCATCTCACGCAAAAGGATAGTTCCATGGATGAACTGCTCGAAGCCCTCGGCCTTGCCGCGGGCACGGGGAAGGCTGAGGCCGTTGCGGCGCTCCGCGCCCTGCAGGACACACAAACCGCGATCCGTGCGGCGGCCGGTCTGCCCGAGGGCAGTGATGGCACAGCCCTGGTCGCCGCCGTTCAGGCAGCGTTCGACAGAGGCGCGCCGGATCCGACCCAATTCGTTCCCATCGACCAGGTGACCGCGCTTCAACAAGACCTTGCCGCCCTGCAGGCCTCGCTGGCCGCGGACAAGGCCGAGGCCCTGGTGACGGCCGCCATTTCCGGGGGCAAGCTCGCCCCCGCGCTGAAGGACTGGGGCCTGCAGCTTGCTACGGCCGATCCTCAAAAATTCACCGCCTTCACCGCAACGGCACCGGTTCTGACCGCCACGCAGCTGGGGTCCAAGCCGAGAGACGCCGGGGACCCGGATCTCTCCGAGGCCGACCGGCAGGTCATGCGCCAGATGGGGCTGTCCAAAGAGGCCTTTGTCGCGGCCCGGGCCGGGTCTGACCAGGAGGTGCAGCCATGACGGCTTTGACAACAGACCGGCGCACGCCGGAACGCTCCGGCGACCGCCGCCAGCATCCCGTGAAGGCCGGGGCGACGCTTTATGCGGGCGCGCTTGTGGCGCTCGGCGCGGACGGGTTCGCCGTGCCGATGACCACCGCGACCGGGCTGATCGCGCTCGGCCGCTGCGAGACCCGGGCGGACAACAGCGCCGGCGCGGACGGCGACATCGCGGTGACGGTGGGCGCCGGGATCTACCGGTTGTCCAATTCCGCCGGCGCCGACGAGATCACCACGGCCCATATCGGCCAGGCCTGTTATGGCGTGGACGACCAGACCGTGGCGCTGACGGATGGCACCGGCACGCGGTCGCCCGCGGGCACGGTGTTCGACGTCGATCCCCAGGGCGTCTGGGTCGATTTGCGGTGAGGCAGGTTTATTCGTCTTTCCCCGCTTGTTTGGCGCGGAGAGGGAACGGAATGGATCCCCGATCAAGTCGGGGATGACGATGGAGCAAGGATCAAGGCACGCGGGTCCCATCAGCCCCGGCGCGTCACCCCGGACGACGCGAAGCGGAGATCCGGGGTCCATACCCTTGTCCCCGACGAGCCTCGGAGCTGCCTGTGTGCCAGCGAGCGGCCGGGGATGACGACCGAATGAGTGGCGGGAAATCCGCACTGACAATGGAGTCCCTTTGAGATGGACATCAACACGCAAACGCTCCGCTCCGCCTATGTGGGCTTCAATGCCGCGTTCCAGTCGGGCTTGCGGGAAGCGACCTCGATGTATGGCCGGATCGCGACGACCGTGCCCTCGACCACGCGCGAGAACGAATATGGCTGGCTGGGCAAGTTCCCGCGCTTCCGGGAATGGATCGGCGACCGGGTGATCAACTCGCTCGCCAAACACGGCTATTCGATCCGCAACCGGCCGTTCGAACTGACTGTCGAGGTCGACCGGGACGATTTTTCCGACGACAATCTCGGTATCTATACCCCGCTGTTTTCGCAGCTTGGCATGGCCGCGGGCACCTTTCCGGACGAGCTGATCTGGCCGCTTCTGAAGGCCGGGTTCTCGACCCCCTGTTACGACGGCCAGTATTTCTTCGACACCGACCATCCGGTGCTGGACGCCAATGGTGAAGCCGTTTCGGTTGCCAACACCGATGGCGGCTCCGGCACACCCTGGTTTCTCCTGGATGTGCGCCAGGCGCTCAAACCGCTGATCTACCAGGAGCGCAAGGCGTTCGGCAATCTGGTCCGCATGGACCGGGAAGACGACCAGAACGTTTTCATGAAGAAGCAGTTCCTTTATGGCCTCGATGGCCGGGCGAATGTCGGCTTCGGTTTCTGGCAGATGGCCTGGGGCTCGAGGCAAACCCTCAATGCCGCCAATTATGCGGCCGCCCGGGCGGCGATGGCGGAGTTCAAGGCCGATTTCGGCAAGCCGCTGGCCATCGTTCCCAATCTTCTGGTCGTGCCGCCGTCGCTGGAAGAAGCCGGACGGCGCTTGCTGCAAAGCCAGCTGGTCAATGGCGGGGAGACCAACCCCTGGGCGGGCACCGCCGAGATGATGATGGTGCCGTGGCTGGCCTGACGCCGCCGATCTTGAAAGGACCAATCCATGACACAGGCCAAAGCGAAACAGGCCCCGCCAAAAGCTGCGGACACAGAACCCGATGCGGCGAAACCGGTGCTGCGGATTACGGCCAAGCCCAGGGACGGCTTCCGGCGCTGCGGCGTGCATCATCCGGCCGAACCGGTCGAACATGGGGCGGGCCGGTTCTCGGACGCCGAGATCGCGGTGCTGAAGGCCGAGCCGAACCTGGTGGTCGAGGATCTTTGACAAGCATAAAAGGGGAAGGCGCCGAGCCCCGACCGCAACTTGACCCGGGTACCCGGGTTCCGGCGTTCAGGCGGGTGGGAAGCCCGCACCTAAAGATACCCAGAGAGAGGTCTGGTACGGCTCGCAAGGCCCCCAGCATCGCCCGCGCAATCCGGCTTTCGGGCGATTGACGGCACTCCGGCCCATAAGGACTTAAGGTCGCCTCTCGCCATTCTTGAAAGGTACGCCGTGCCTTACGCAGTCCTTGAAGACCTGATCGACCGGTTCGGGGAAGACGAGCTGTTCCAGCTGACGGACCGGACCAATAGGCCGGCGAGCACGATCGACACGGGCATTGTTGCCGCGCATCTTTCCGACGCCGAGAACCTTGCCGATTCTTATCTTGCCAAGCGGTACCGGCTGCCGCTCGATCCGGTGCCGGAGGTGCTCACCCGGATCGTGTGCGACATCGCCCGGGCCACATTGCATGGCCGGACCATGGACAAGGACGATCCGGTGGCCAAGGCCAAAGAGGATGCGGTGGCCTGGCTGAAGGATGTCGTCAAGGGGCTGGTCCAGCTGGAGGCGGAAGGCCTCGCCCCGGAGCAGCCCTCTGGCGGAACGGTCCAGGTGCGCGGGCCGGACCGGGTGTTTTCCAAGGACAGTCTGACGGGGTTTTAAGGAAGCTGTGATGAGCGGAGTGCGCCAGGCCCTGACCATCGAGGACGCGGAGGTGAACGCCGCGCTGGACCGGGTCGCGCGGGCGGGCGGCGACACCTCCGCCCTGATGGCGGAGATCGGCGCGGCCATGCTCTATTCCGTCCAGCGCCGGTTCGAGCGTGAGACCGGGCCGGATGGAACGCCCTGGCCGCGGCATGCGCCGCGCACGGCCCGGCAAAGGGCGCGGCGCAGATCGCGCGGCAACGCGCCGCTGACGCCAAAACTCCTGCGCGACAGCGCAAGGCTCTTTTCCTCGATCACCTCGGAGACGACACCGGAAACGGCCGCGGTCGGCACGAATGTGGTCTATGCGGCAATCCATCAGACCGGCGGGACCATCACCCAATATCCGCAATCGCGGAAGGTCCGGTTCCGCAAGGTGGGCGGGCGCCTGCGCTTTGCCCGCAAGGCGCACAAGCGGGCCTTCGAAAAGCCGGTGACCTATGGCACGCGCACGATTGTCATTCCCGCGCGGCCCTATCTCGGGTTTTCGGACGCGGACCGGGCGGAGATCCTGGCGCTGGCAGAGGCGCATTTTGAGGCTGCGGCCGGGGAGGGCAGGGCATGAGCCTGGTCGAGGTGATCATCGGCCGCCTTGATGATGCCGGAACGCCGTTCCGGGTGGTGGGCGGTGCGGCGGGGCTGGCGGTCCTAGAACAGCGCCGCACCCGGACCCCGGCCGCCTTTGTGATGGTGGCCGAGGAGGCGAGCGGGGCGAACGAGCGCATGACCGGCCCGGTGCTGCAGCGGCTCGAGACCGATATCGCCGTGGTGCTGGTGCTGGAAAATCTCGGCGATCCGCGGGGCGGAACAGTGGCGGACGACATCGAGGCGCTCAAGGCGTTCGTCCGGGCCAGGCTGATCGGCTTCCGGCCGGACAGTGCGGCGGAACCGATGGAGCATGTCTCCGGGGAACTCTTGAAGGTGCGCGGCGG